TTCACCGTTGACTGGCCGTATTCAATTACTTCGTCCTTCCAACTCATGGTTCACTTCCTTTCTGTGAAATGAATTTGGCTTTTACGTCTGCCATAAATGAAAAGAGACTTGAGGTGACGAGTCTCAAGTCCCTTGCCCTCCTACTTACGAATCTTAATAACAACCTTCATCTCTTTCAGATCAGCCTTCAAGTCCTTCATGCTGTAACCATCTGGGTCTTCCATCACCGCCTTCACTTCATCCTCCTCCAACTTCTCTTTCCTAAACAACTCCTGAATCACTTTTCGCTTTTCGTCCCAATACTCTCCTTGGTGTTTTGGTAACCCGACAAACTTACCACTCAAATCAGTCAAATACATCAACAACTCCACATGCTCTTCCCCGAACTCGCGCACCAACCGCACATATGCAATCATTCTCTGCCCCACCACATCCAACAGGTCTTTGTTGCAGAAGTTGTACTTGTCATAGTTTGCGGAGAAGTTCCTTCCAACTTCCGGGCCTACTGTTACCAGCACATTACCCCAATCCTGATAATGATTTGGAACATTTAAGTTCTCCCATTGCCCATCTGAAATCTGCCCGGACAACTCATACTTAAACAGTACCGCCTGATCCAACGTCCGGAATGTTAAAACCTTCATACTACACTTCCTTTCTGTGAGTATAAAATGATAGCCTACCTCATCAGCACCAATCAGGCTAACGATTAGTGAACACCCCCACCCACCAGGTGAAGGTGTTTCGGTTTCCCGAAGTTCGGTCATTACGACCTGGGTGGCTTCGCCATCAGCGCTTGCCTGCTTAGAGAACAAACCTTCTCATCCGCAATTCCGGTATCCCTGTAATGCCGGTACTTATTCACTTTTTTACTCTACCATTTCCCTATTTGCTTTTTTCCTATACTATATATTAAGGTATATCCAAAAAATCGTCAAGCCCTAAGTCACCATGAATACAAAAAAAGTTGCCGTAGTTAACTCCTTCTAGAATAAAGAGTTATAATCTTTGACGGGAAATATGCATAAAAAAAGGAGACCTATAAACCCTTATTTCACAAGGAGTTACCACCTTATCACCTCAAATATTACGTGTTATAAGTCTTTACTATATAAAGAGTTAACTGCCTAACATAACTAGAATACGGGTTAATACGTGATTCCCAACTGGGTACCCACCCCGTGACGGAGGTTACGTGGTCACACCCCATCTGAACTGAAACGCATAATCTGCCGTCTTATTTCGTGCGCTAAACGTCTTCCTAGCGAATAAGGTTCCATCCCCTGAAAACAAACCAGCTTCCGATATTGGAAAACCATTAGCTTCACTCGTCAACAGATACGCAATAAAAGTAACCGAATAAGTACTTGGGTACTCCACAGTGGAAATAGCTTTCCGAGGAGTTATGGGTGACTGCAATCCCACGTCTGTTACAGCTGGAATCACAGTACCTGTTCCAAACCTCATCTCATTCACGTAATGTACAACAGTAGCATCTCCAGATAGTAATCGTGCAATCTTGGACTTTGCTCCATTTACAATAGTGTTTTCTTCACGAAAATAGTCTACCACTTTCCCAGCTTTATCAGTTACTATTAGTTCAAATATACCTTTCATATATACTGCTCCTTACTAAAGCATATAATTTGCTCACTGCTATCTTTCCACCTCTTTCTCAGAGGGGTTTCTTTATTTCTGACCAACTATGTAATTAACCATCACCAAGTAAGGGTCCAAGTGCAGTTCCAGGCCCAATCTACACTTTTTTGCATCGCAGGGAATACTCTCCTCGCAGCTAAAGGAGGGGTAGCCGAAGCAAACAATAAACCCACCTCTTGAAACTCAATCCCATTTCCTTCCGTAGTCCCTAAAGATACTGAAAAAGCTACGGAAGTAGTAGAGGGATAAGTTATGTGGGTAATCTCCTTCTGCACTGGACCTGAAGGTGGATCAGTCACATCATTATCACTTACAGTTGGCACAGTCCCACTTATACCAAAAGCAATGTACTTCAAGTATGCATGAGTTAGGGCCCAACTCTGCCCACTGATCAAACCCGCAATCCTTTGACGTAAAGCATTAGTAGTAAGATTCTCCAACTTGTGAGAATCAAACTCTTTCAGTTGACCATTCTCATCCTTTTTGAATCGGGTGAGAGTTACCTCCCCCTCTAGCGCCTTCATCTGATCCATTAAGCGCGACGGGCCTGGACTGCTCTGAACTTCTGGCTCCTTGTCCATTATATTCTCCCAAATACAGAAGGGGGGCATCTTTTCCACCCACTTCCTCTATACATTGCTCATACTTCAGCAGATCAAAACCAATTACTTGTAACAAGTCTCCTCTACCTATTCTATTATACTTACACCTATAAAAATCCTGCACCCAAGAAGGACTTTCTCCTACTCCATGGATTGCAGAGGATCCCTTAATACCCAAATGTTGTACTTCATAAGTTGGGTATACTCTTGTATAGTAAACGTAACCTGCATGTTGCAGGGCTAAGAACTGCAGGTCTCCAAATCCTTTGAAGCCTGCACTAAAATGGTTACCTACCTTTAAGAAAGCCTCCCTATGGAAAATGACATTCGCCTCTCCAGTAGCAGTAACCCCACTAAAGATCTTTCCATCAATGGACCTAAAACCTGTATGCCCTTTTGGTGCATGGAGAGTTAAGGCTCCAATATTAGCATAGTCCGTACTCCGTAAGAACTCATAATCCCTAACTGCTTCAACTATTGCATCTCCTGTAGTTAGGATGTCATCATCCAACATCACCAAATATTCCCAGTCTCCCTTCTGTAAGAAGAAATCCACCACCTTCTTCCGCAAAGCACCACACCTCCGTGCTCGGGCATCTAAATTGGGTAAAGGTGGGTGAGGTAAAGAAGTAATAGCATTGGTTCTCGAAACCTCTTCCATATACTCCAACACCCTTGAATCTGTACTACCATCATCCCAAATTATAAATGTAAACTTGGGAGAAAGAGGAGAGTGCTTACGAAGATGCCCATAGCACAACTTCAAATGGCCATACCTATTATACGAAGTGAGGACTACTAATATCTTCACCATTCTGTATCCACTCCTTCAAGGCGTAATTTATTTGAGCTGGACTTATACTCAACATCCGCTCACAACCATTTGGTCTACACTTATCTGGATTCCACCCTATAAACCTTCTGTAGTGACAAGCAAAGGGGCATTGCTTTCCCTCTCCATTTATCCACCTGGTCTCTGAATACTTTCCACCCACAGCCTTCCCTTCTGTTGGACCAAACACTCCTAAAGTAGATAAACCTACAGATGCACAGAGATGAATAAATAAAGTATCCACAGTTAAGAAACCATTTAACAATGGTAACAAAGCTGCCACTACTGGAATAGGCTTCCTCAATATAGAAGTAACATGAGGTATTTGAAATGGAAAATTCACACAATCCAAATACACCACATCAGCCCATTGCGCAATACTCTCTAATAACTCCTTCCAACGACTTTGTGGGTATGCTCTTGCTCTACAAGTGGAACGTAAAGAAACTCCAATAATAGGCTTATCCACCCGTCGTGGGATGGTCTTATAAAGCTCCTCCGCTATATTCCTCTCAGACCAAGTACTCTGCCACATAGGAATAGCCTGAGCAAGAGACTTTACACCAGCTGCCATAGCAAACAAAGCAGCCCTCCCCAAAGTCACCCTCTGCACACTAGAGCATTCATACAAGAACCCTGGACAATACAAATCCACTATCTTATCCCACTCTATACCATCCAATACTTTGAGATAAGGGTACTTCTTCCTATCTAAAGGTTGATCTCTCCTTCTCCTCACAGAGGACAATTCAGATACCGCCCCCAAAGACTGCACAGAATCTATCCCTACTAAATGCTGAGCTATCTCAAGAAAGTCTCTTGGTACGAAAGCATGGATAGTAACATCTGGATTCTCTGCTGTCAAAGCCATAGCAGCGGCTCCCATACAAACGATGTCCCCCAACCCTCCAGATTCTCTAACCAAAGCTACCTGCACGGTATATATCCTCATTTATGTTGTCAGGGTCTAAACTATCATCCATACACATACAATCTTCACTCCAACTATACAAACATATTGGGCACTTATAATAGTCCCGCCCCCCAATACATCTTACAAATTTAGCCCTATCATGAGAACAATTAGCTTGGAGTTTTGCAGTGGTCTCCATCTTTCTTCTCCTGACACCCTTGGCACTCTTGATTTACATAAGCTTGTGGACGACCATTTACCTTCAATGGACCCCCACTACGAGGTTGAGGAGGACGCTTTTGCTGTCTCATCCTTTGTTCACTTTTTAACCCCACAGTTTGTCTCACCAAGTTCTTACATTGCTCTCCACCTAGTTGAGATAGTATCCACATCACTTCTTTATTGATCAAATGCTGAAAAGCACAAGACACTGGATCTGGGATATGAATATCCCCAGTAAGTAATACACTATTGGCTCTACACCCACCACCACAAACATACCTTAAAGGACATTTCTTACAAGTAGTTCTATGATAGATACGGTTATCTACCCATTGGGCTCTCAACTCTTGATCTATCCCATTATCTAAGTCTCCTATTTGAGTGGGATACTCTCTATGGCAAGCAAATATTCCCCCTGCCCCATTTACAGACATGTAACCATTACCCGCACCACACTCCGAACAAGCTGGTTGTCTTTCTATAAACCTCCCCAACCTAATATTAAAGGGGAAGAAATGAGTAATCTTCCCTTGTTTAGCACGTGCAATATAATACTCTGCTACCTCATGGTATAACTCCTTATATTTAATTACATCCTTCACCTCAAAGCCTAACCTACCTGCACAAGACTCAGACAAACAAGCTGGTTCAATATCATAATTATGCCCAACTCCCTTATCCAAATACTTCTCCTGCACAAAACGTAAAGCTTGAAGAATATTATAATCTCCCTTAGCATCATACGTCCCCCTAAAGGTGATGCGTTTTCCAATATTGAACTGACTGAGATCCTCTATACCACTTATAGTTGCGGCGAAGCTTCCCTCTCCCCCTGCATACGGTCGATTTCTATTATGCTGTACCATATCTCCGTCAATAGATACAATAATGGAAAAACGATGTTTATCCAAATATTCTGCCCGTTCCTTAGTCATTAAAGTGGCATTAGTAGTCACCCCATGACTCCTTGGAGTAGCAAAATGTTGCTTACAGAATTCTACCACCTGCACCATCAGGTCCCAATTCACCAATGGTTCTCCACCAAAGAAACCAATACTCCCAGTCTGGTCATCTGCTAAGGTGCGGATGGCCCTTTGAGCCGTTTCAATAGTCATCACCTCTCCCCCTAAACCACCTTCATACTGCTCCCCTACAAAACAATACCTACAACGTAAATTACATTGATGGGTGACCTCTAAGCACAGCATCCTTGCCTTTGGGGAGACTCCAAACCCTTGAAATTGGGGTTTCCAAGGAACACACAAATGAGCAGGTTTTACTTTTAGTAATTCCTTCACTTCTTCCTTAGGCAAGTCAGTCACACTAGTTAACTGCATGCTATTAGGATCCCACAATAAAGTCTCCCCATAAAGAGAGTACTTCACCAATTCTGGTTTAGCAGGATAAGTATTTCCCTGTTTAGTAACATTCAAAGCCTTCATGTAATTACCTCCTGAAGAAAAGAATTTCTATATTATATCACGTTTTTGCTAGATCCCAACCAGGTATCTTACCACATATTGCAGTAATCTCTTCTGCATACTGTTGCATAGTCTTTACCTGCCTTGGGCCTTTCCCCTCCCCCCAAACAGCCCGTAGCCGGCGTAGCCTCTCAGTGGGACCCAGATCCTTAAACTTATATGGGAACTTAGTACGAAACAAGTGTCCTACCCTTACATCCGTCCTGGCTACTAACTTCCCACCAGTCAAAGCTACCTTAGCAGTCCACTCAGCTTCCTCATCCCCTCTGCAACCCAAGTTCTCAGAATGTCCACCATGCTTCCAAAACCACTCCGTTTGAATCATCCAAGAGGCAGCAGAGAAGGACATAATCCTTTCTATAGTTTTTGGACTCCTTGATTGACTTTGTGGCCACCAATCCCAACCCCACCTCCGATTCAAACTCATATTCCACCACCACCCAGGGGTGATCTTCTTCCCAGGACCCGTCCACTTACCAAGTGAACTCCCTACAATGGTATTCTCATCACAAGCACACTTCATCTTAGTATCCCACCCCACCTCTTCCATCTGTACATGAGCATCTGCCTCATACAAATACTTACCAGTAGCAAGTTGAGCAAGCTTATTTGAGATTACTCTCCTCCCTAAGGGAACGGGTTCCAAGTGTACAATAATATTCTCTCCCTCTATTACATCATAATTTCCTCCATCTATTCCTACCAATATCTGTAGAGGACCAGTTGCCATCTCCATCAGATTCTGTATAGTCTCATTCAGGTACTCCTCTTCTGGCCGGGCGGCAATAAGGATAGAGGTACACTCCCCAGCAACAGACCAATAGTCTTTAGGAGGAAAATTCTTTAAATGAGGATAGGTTGTAGGATTAGGACAGGACTCAGTCCGCAAAAGTTTCTTTGCACTTAAACTACATCCACAATAAGGACAAGTCCTTTGTAGAGTGCAGGTAGTACAACACACCTCCCGCTCTGTGGCCTCTGCCAATGTACAGTAACTTGCAGGGTTCCAAACTCTACTCTTCCTTAACCGCTTCCAAGCTCCTCTAGCGCCCTTCAACTTATCTACAAAAGAAGGACCTACTCCAGGTCGAGCACGATTGATCTGATCTAAAAAAGCCATACTACACCTCCTCCTCTGATAAACCTAACACCTCAACCTCTTCCATCACCTCAGCCATAGGCCTGCCTTCTCCAATAGAAACTAACAAAGATTCCTTAACCCGCCTTTCACCACACACTTCCAAGGCATTCCTCCCATACTTCTTCAAACTCAACTTGGGACTCTCTATACAAGCTAAAAGAGTTAACTCTGCTATATGCCTAGCCACAGAAGGGTCCTTCTCACACCGCTCACAGATCTCTTTTGAGACAGCATGACCATGCCCAATAAGAGCAGAAGCAATTGGACAAATTTTCACTTTTTCCATATTACACCTCCATTAGAAATGACAATCATTAGGTCCCCTAGCTAGAAAATGACAAGACCCCGGATAAAAACCATACCAGTAAGCTTTCAAATAAGTACAATCACCAGAGACCCCACCGCAAAAAGGCGCCATTTGATTACAAGGTTGAGTGACACTTAAAGCTTCCCCAAAATGTGTTTCCCACAAATCAATACAATCTGTCATAATTCTTTCTCCTTAATGTTATAGTACTAAAAGTAAGCAACTTAACAAACTCCCTAACCACTTGCTTGACAAATTATATCGAGAATAGTGGCATTGGTGGACAACAATCATGTACTGCATACGTAGGTGTAGGTGTAGGTGTAGGTGTAGGTGTAGGTGTAGGTGTAGGTTCCGCTCCCAACTCACAACCAGTCTGGCACGCTATTTCACATACAGCCTGACAATGCAGTTCACAAACTGTAGTACAACCACTTTCACCTGCGGTCTGGCATACCATAATGCAAGAAGTCTGCCAAACTGTCTGGCAACTTGTTTGACAGGTAAGCTGACAAACAAACTCACAAGTAGCAGTACACCCAATCTCACAAGTTCCTTCACACCCTACAGTACAAACATACTGGCAACCAGCCCCTTCACATGCTCCCACCTCACAAGCACTTGTACACCCTACCTCACAAGCTAACTGACAATTCTCAGCTTCGCAAAGCAAAGTACACCCGGTAGCCTCGCAAGCATCCTGGCAAACTACTTCACAATCTGTTTCACAGGTTATCTCACAACCTGTCTCACACCCTACCTCACAAGCATCCTCACAACCAGTCTCGCAACTATCTCCCTCACAGGAAACCTCACAACCAATCTCACAAGCAGCCAACTCACAATCAGTCTGACAGCTACTTGCTTCACACTCCAATTGGCAAGTAACCTCACACTCTACTTCACAACCTGCCCCTTCACAAACATACTGGCAACCAAACCCTTCACAGGCTACTTCACAACCAGTCTCACAAAGAGACTCACACGTGAACTCACACGCCGCCACCTGACAAGTAAACTCACAAACACTTTCACAGAAGGTCTGGCAAAAATGATACTCGCAATCTTCTTGACAAGCGAACTGACAAGCTCCAACTTGACAAGCTAACTCACAAGACATATCCTCACAAGACAGTTGGCACATATTCTCACAAGAGGACACACATGGTAACTGACAAGTCGCTTGACAACTATCCCCTTCACAAATTGCTTGACATGGACCTCCCTCACAAGCTACCTCACAAGCGGCTTGACAAGATCCCTGACAAGTAGTTTCACAGGTGGAAGAACAAGTCTCCGTAATCGCAAAGTCGTCTTCTGTTACCTCCGTCATGTAATCCACTGGAAGGAAAGTGGCTAATAACTCCTCAGAGGACCCAATAGTAAAATCAGAATACCCTAGATCAATTAAAGTAGTCCAGATCCTCAACAACACATGTATTGGACGATAGGGTTCTATGTACTTAACATACTCTCTCCCATCTGAGGGATCTAAAAAAGTACTGTGAGATACAAACCACCCTCCATAGAGAGGATTATGCCAAGCTAAACCATCCAATAGTTGTGGATACCAACCTCCATAAAGAGGATTGATACTCCCGTACCAACCGAAATCTCCATAGAAATCCCACCTAGCTGCTCTAATAGCATGATAATAATCTTGTTCCCTACTCCACCAATGGTACTCATACGGAGTAGACTTCCACAACTCCCAAGCATACAAATGGGGTAAACCCAACCAAGGGAACTGCTTATTTCAAGAAAAATGGCCCCCCTTGATTTTATACAATGCCACGAGATTCTTCACCAACCACTTTCTCAGACCTGCATCCATCCCCGAACCCACATAGGTTCCCATAGTCTGAGAGATATAACTAATGTGATCAAAAGCAGCAACCGTGGCATCTACATCTAAAAGATCAGGCAAGTCTCCTATCTGACCTATCTCTGCATTCCCTTCTTGTTCCAATGCAAAGAGAATATTTTCCAATACCCCTAAGGAGTCTTTCCGTTGTACAATGAGGGGCAATAATTTATACAAATCTAAGGCCATTCTCTACCTCTAAACCTGTTGCCACGCTGTGCAAGCAGCAATGGATCCATCCCCTGGCCCTTCCCCAGCACCTAACATCACAGGTAGTTGACAATAATCTGCGCAAGCAGTGAAAGTGGTTTTTACCTGACACCAGGTTTGGCAACCCGTAGCCTGGCAATACATCTTACAACCCCTCTCAGGACCCTTTGTCGGCCATGCTCCTGTATTGATAAACATACAAATGGACTCACAACCACAAACCATACAAGTACTACCACAATCTCCTGATTGCTTTTGCGCCCTGCAAATTTCACTGTCCGGGAACATAAACCAATGCTCCTCATACCCCGGAGGCATTACCCTGGTAGACAACTGTGCACAATTAGTACAAGCAGTCGTACAAGTAACCTCACACTGGGACTTACAATCCCATCCCGGCCATGGGCACAAATCCATCTTCTCATCCGCAGTTTGATTTTGATGAGATATACAAGCAGCTAACTCAGGATACTCATACAAGTACATACAAGTATACACCTGACAAGAACTAACATTACAAGTCGAATACTCTGGATGGTCCGTCAATATAGTAGTGTGGGACCAATCCCATGGCCACGCAGTTGCTTGAGGATACACCACACAAGACCCCGCCTCACAATTTATCATGCAATCTCCATAACACCCATTTGCCATGGTTTGCTGCATACAATAAGCTAATTGACAACTTTGAGTACAAGCAGCTGAAGTACAAGCGCCATAGTTCCTAATGTGCTGATACCCCATCATAGTACAAGTCAACTCACAAGCAGTGGACTCACAAGAAGTTTCACACCCCGTCTCACACCCAGTTTCACATCCAGTCTGACAAGTGGACTCACAAGCATTTTCACAACCCGCAAGCTCACAAGTTTGCTCACAAGAAGTCTCACAACCCACCGTGCAAGCAGCGGTGCAAGTAACAGTGCAAGTAGCAGTACAACCTACTTCACAACCCAACTGACAATTAGTAGTGCAACCTATCGTACAAGCATCCTGACAAATGGACTCACACCCCACAGATAAACATGCCTCCACCGCAGAGGAGGTACATTCTTCCTCACAATACACCTCACAAGTAGATTGACAAGCCACCTGACAAGCATATTGACAGGTAGCAGTGCAAGATATAGTACAAGTAACAGTACAAGCTGCTTGACATCCTACACCTGCTTCACAGAATACATAACAGTGACTAACCAATTCCAACCCCTCTATCTCACAGAAGGTAACTGTACACCCATAATTCTGACAACCAAAGGTAGCACAAACCCCATCTAAATATTCTTCTCCATCTAACAAAGGGTTAAGAGTATCTGTAAAGGCACCCCCTATATTATCTCCATACGCTTCACAATAGTAACTCTCACAAGGCCGGAAGGCTTCATTATAACCAACCTCACAACCAGTCTCACAAGCCGCTAACTCACAACCACCCATCTCACAACCACCAGTCTCACAACTAGCCTCGCAAGACCAAACTGTGCAACCACCAACCTGGCAAGCCCAAAAAGTACAACTGGACTTACAATCAAATAGATCCGACCAATCCTCTACCCCAGCCGCTTCACAACCCGTCTCACAAATGAAAGCACATGGTCCCTCTTGGAAGATCCTACATGCTCCTAATTGAGCTTGATCTACCTCACACGTAAACTCACACTCCGCTTCACACCCAGTCTCACAACATACCTGACAATACTGATCACAAGTAGTAGCTAATGCCCCCTGTAAAGCTAAATCCGTGTCACAAGGTCTCCGAATCAAAACATGTATTGGACGCACCTTCTCCAATAAAGGAGCTAAAACCGCTAAACTATTAGGAGCTAATGGAGTGTACTTCACTCCCTTCGGGGCATTAGGACTTGCCCCAGGATTATAAACAACTTGCTCTGTCCCCTGACAGCCACTCTGACAACCACTACTACAACCAGTCTGCACAGTACCTTCACATAAAGCAGTACAAGCCAATTGGCAATTAGTCTGTTGACAAGCCAACTGGCAAAACAACTCACAAGCCCCTGTACAAGTCTGTTGACAATCCACCTCACAAGTAGTAGAACAACCCTCACCACTATCCTGCCCTATATCCACTCTCGCAGATTTGAAAGGGTACCCATACCCTGGCCAAGGAGCATAATCATCTACCTCATACAATTCTTGTTTCCACATAGACCAAGGGAAGTGATAAAGGTAACCAGATCTATTCAGTACCCCCCTCCAAGAAGGATGTTGCCCACTCAAGTGCCAAAGCTGGACAATACCTTTTCCAATCTTCCGCACGTCTGCAACAGACCACTCCCCTACACGTGGACCATATACCAAATGAGTAAGCAAATTCAAAAAGGAAGCAGGACAGTTCTCCCAAGAGATCAACTGCTCTAAATTATCAGTCTGAGTAGTTTGAGTCTGGGCTTCTGTATTAAGAGCATAAGTAATCCTCGCCAGAACAGCATCTGCCCCCAACTCCGAAATCTCTCCCGAAGCAAGACCATCCTTCAACCGAATAATACCAGGCAGTAGTTTATAAAAGTTGTATGCCATTTAACTTATCTCATAGGTACTTGTTAACCCATAACGTCCCTTCACTGGTAACTGCCACTTCGCAATTGGAATATCCTCAGAAGCAGTTTGTAACGCTTGCCTATACGTGGAGCGTATCTCTGTACCCGCTTGAGGAGTTACAGTAAACGCAAACCTATAAGACCCAGTGTCATAATCTATACTCCCCAAAACAGCATCTGTTATACCATCCTTCAACACCCCAGCTCCATCATCCACTGCAGTCTGTGTACCATCACTAAAGGCAATTCCCTTCTGTCCAGTTACAGAATCATAAGGCACCACTGGTGGATAATCAACCGCTCCTGTAATTAAAGTAGTACCCGCTGTAATAGTCTGCTCCAACTCCCCTCTCTGGTAATCCAATACATGTCTATACACTGCCACAACAGATGCTCCATTAGCTGGAATGGAAGAGAAGTTCACAGAAATGATACCGGTAGCATAATCAATAGTATTACTACCTGCCAACTCCACTACATCCCCTACCAAATTACCACTCCCATCATCCGTTACAGTTAAAGTTGTACTTGAGATGTCTGTAACAGTTAAAGTCACAGAATAAGGAACAGCTGAGAGGTTCGGCTCCAAATCTAACACACCTGTCCGCAAAGAGTGAATACCATTTCCAGTGGCTATGGACTCTGAATCTCTATAAGCCGCTATGATACTATTCAACACCACATGTTCTACCCCCGCAACTGTTTGAATAGTATTATACACATGACTTAACCTCACTCCCTCTCCTGGACGGATGTCAGGAGATGCAAACAGAGTATCTAAAGCAGTCCCCACATCAGAAGATACTGCCCCCAATCCATAGTTTGAATCCACAGTAATGTCCGCATCTATATCTATGTAAACATTGTAGCCATCCAATACTTCTACATCCGTACAAATCAACCTTACAGCCCCCTCTCCATTATTCATGAAGTAGTTCTCTAAAGCATCCTTCAAACCCTGAGAAGGAACAGTAATATTTCCACCTCCATCCCTTCCCCAAACATACAACTCCACAGTATTCAATTCTGGCAATTCCTGCTTCAAGGTAGCCTTCACATAAGCAGCGGCGCCATAAGTAGAACTTGAAAAAGCTCTACCTAAGGTATCAAAGTCTTCCTCTGTTACTGCACGTCCATTAGTCTTCACCCACCTAGGAGCAGAGTACTTTGCCCATGCCACAGTCTCCCTGGGTTCTCCCCCAGACCCTCTCACTGAATTGTATACAGTCACAGTAACGTATTCAATAGGAGAGGTACCTGCTCTGTACCCTTGAATGGTAACAGATAATTCTCCCACATTCAAGTTACCCACCACTCCCCCACCAGTACGATAAGTAACTGCAATAGCCACCCCAGTAGCAGGCACTGCCCCTGAAATCCCATCTCCAAAGTTCACATAGCCCACATTATTCTCATCATACTCTAAAGTGTAATACTTAGAATCTGGGTCCCCCTCAATTAACGAATCCACTAGAGTCCATGCTTCTCCTGCCACAGTGGCCACTACAGAACCACTTATGACTTCTGCCTCCGTTAACTGTACCCTCTGGTAAGAAGAACCATCTGCTACAAAGTTATCTGTCCTTGATATGCCTTCTGTAAAGGTAAGACTCCCAGATAAGCTACCTGCAGAGATAGTTTGATCTTCTAACGTACTAAAGGTTACATTTGTACTTGAGAGCACTTGAGTACCAGCAGGAACAATGATATCTACTGCTTCCACTCCACCTAAGGTACCTGTACAAACCACTGCTGCACTGGTAGCAGTCCTCATTTGATATCCAACTAACTTACATATGTTCAATACACTATTACGGTCTTGAGCAGTTGGGAGATAACAATTATGCACAAAAGCTCCCCCTTCTAACCCATAATTATGATACCCCTCTACAGAAAGATCATACACTGCTTCTTTCTGTGCCAACTTCCTCACTGCAACCACCCGGTGGTTGTTCAACCCAATTGGTACACCTTCTGCCCTTAAGTGAGAGAGCACACAACCACCCCCGCAACCCATCAATTTTCCTACTTTATTAGCACTTCCCAATTGGGAATACAACGCAGCAGCTTTTTGTACATCAAACTCAAACCCAAGAGCCGCTTGACTGAGATGAGCACAATGGAGAGGAGACTTTTGCTTACCTTTCAAAGCCCGGGATACCTTAGCCCCAAAATCAATTGGTTTGGCTACCCCCCACCGTGTAAGGGACATTTTTTCACGTGCCTCTGGGGTATGCTTAACTCCCAGACGGAATTGGTTCCCCTTCATCTGCTCACTGTGCAATGGACGTTTTTTACCAACATTATGACCCATAGCCTGCCTAGCCTCTACTGTGAGCACAGGACCTGCCCTCTCTCCAGCATGGACTGCTTTCCAATACTCCCTCATGGCTAAAGATACTTTTCGCCTATGCTCTGGTTTTCTTGGAATAGCCGCATGCATCTTATAATGGTCTTTCCTGTACATCCACACCAAATTCTCAGGGCGATTATCCCCCGCCTTAAAATTCTTATGATGAACACAACCAGGAGCAAGCCTCTTTCCAGGAGCAAAACATACGTGGGTTTTTACCAACTTCTTAACATCCGGTTGATAAAGCATCTCATACCCTTGCTTATCTACCCATCGATACAAAGGCATCAAAGAACTACCTATTCCTAGAAACTGTGCTTCTACATAAGAACCATCCCTCAACATCCAAAGATGATCTGGGGTACACTTTACCTTCTCTCCATTATCTAACTCCACCTCCACTAAAGAAGCATTCTCTTTAACTTTTCTTGCCCAAGCCTGCCCAGGAACTACCTGCCCAGTTTCTTGATCGTAAGCATACACCCAATGAGGACCAGTCCCTACCAAATCCACTATAGCCACTTTGGTCCCATTTACTAAGGAGATCTCAGTCTCCCCAGCAAGGCACTCGTTTGCCTGATAATCTAAATAGAAGCTGAGTACATCGAAACAATATGCAACCAGCTCCAACCAAGCCATTCCCATACTAGACTCTGTGAAGTCTCTCCACGTATTAGGAAACTTGGATTGGATATGTCCAACCAACAAAGCCTTGATAGCTTCAAAATCCCTCCCAGTATAACTAATTGCTGGGGTATCTGCCATAACTCAACTCCTTATACACCCGCCTCCGAACCTAGATCAAAAGACACTGTTTGCGGAGAGCTTGTGGGATCTTTCTTTACCTTAAACACCACCTGGCAATGTAACAAATTACCATTAGCTTCTGTAATCAAATTCACAAACTCTACTCTTGGATCCCAAGCAATAACCGCTTGACGAACCGCATTCCTAATAGAACCTATCAAAGTCACATCATTAGGGTTGAAATTCAATTTATGAATATCACACCCAAAGGCTGGGAGCATCACCCTCTCCCCCTTCATGGTCATAATACACCAGAGGATACTACTCTTTAATACCTCCAAATCTGACTTGGGGGCAATAAAACTTTTCAGAGTCCCATCCCACGGTAAAGCAACTCCCATATATTGATTAGACATCTTTCACTCCTACCCTGTAAACCAACCCGAAGGATAAGCAGCCGCGCAAGTAGAATACACCAATGAGGTAGCAGAAGTTCCTCCTACCCTGAAAGCATATGAAGCAGCCACTATCACACTAGCTGCACTTGCTGCTATTATCACATCTCCTTGCTTAGAAGACATAATCAAACCTTCCTCTGCAGTCAATCTGATCTGCCTACCTTCTAGGTGAATAATTCCCTTCTCCTCATCTGCCTCTGGTCCTGTCCCGGCACTTGCTTTGAGATGAATGTCCCAACCCATGGCCTGAAAAGTCATGCGTTTATTCACTCCATCCAAAGTAATATACTTACCAGTGTCCTTATCAAATACAATATCTAAACGTTCGTCTCCTACAAAGGCTAACCACATCCCTCCAGGGAAGGCTGGATTCTTAATAATAAAGATATCTGGGTACTCTACTCCAGACTCAGACATCCAATCTCCGCTTACAGCCTCCTCCCTAATATCAGGAATAGTCCCTCCCTCACTTCTACTTGGCCAAGTTCCTAACCAAACTGGATACCTTGGATCTCCCTGTTCAAACATCACCCAAACTGCAGATCCTATCGGAGGAACAGCAATCATTCCCCACCAATTCACCTTCCGTCTTTGGGCAGCAGTTTGCTCTGCCTCTGCATCTCCTTCTTCCTCTACTAACGGAGCGAGTTTCGACCCACAACCAAATGGAAAACATGGTGCGGCCCAAGGCAGGTCAATTACTGAGACTTCTCCATATACCTGAGGCACAGCTACCCTCACCTTACCCTCAGGTAAATCAGGGCGGGGATCTCTCTTCTCCCCTGGTAACTGAACCAAGTCCCTATCATCATTATCCATCACCACTCCGCGATAGAGACCAAAGAACCCACGTGAATTTACTAAAGGCGCATCCATCATCATTTAATTATATCCTCGCCTCTCTACAAACAAAACCGTTCTCAAAGTATTTACACTCTGTAATTGATCAATCCCATAAATAGTATAAACCCCAGCTGCTCGAGAAGGCACTCCGTTCTTGTCTCTAAACATTACAAACACTAAATTCCCTAACACCAAAGTGGGATCAAAGACTGTGGTGATCTTCAAACGATAAACAGAATTTGCATTCCTCCCCCAAAAGATCTTTGCCTGATCCCACAAACTAATCCGTCCCCAAATCTGAGGGGCAGTAGTGAGTACCACTTGAGAAGGAGTAGCAGGTACAGGCATTTGATTTACTGCCCCTAATCTTGGCAACCAAGGGACTTCTGCCTCCCTGCTAGTATCTGGATCTTCCACCTGAGTCACACCCGTAGCCTCAAAACTCTCACCTTCCTTCAGATTTTTATTATACCCTAAAAATCTATTATACACTGCCCCCTCATCATACATAAACGCTCCCCGGAAATTTAACTTCAAACCTCGAATGGGACGCATATTCTCCTGCACCAACTCATCATGGGTAAAAGTAGGGATGTACTTAAACTGCACCTCCTCTAACCTCTGAGGAGGTCTAAACTGTAATATATTTCCATCCTGAAAGTAAAACTGGTATCCAATCTCACCACGGGCACCTATTGCTTGAGGAAGCAACCTCCCCCTAATAAAATCTCCCTCTCCATCCACAGTCTGATAAAATGTCTCCCTGCCCTTAGTCTCAGCAATATTATACTCAAACCCATTACGCTCTGCTAACTCTGCCACCACCTCAGAGACTTTCATATCTGGGTACACAACTCTAGCAACTGGAGAAGGATAAGTATGTTTCAATAAACAACCCCTATCCACTCCCTGCAAGGTCATTTTCATAAGCGGGCCTTCGTACTCAACATCCACCAAATTCAATACTACCCATTTCCAAGGACTGTACACAGGCTGAGATAACTTACCTCCAGTCTGTCCAAACCTTATTCGCGTGGGAACATCCTCTCTGCCCTTCAAAAACTCCTCCCACGTTGCCCAGTCAAAAGTGTGCACCACAATCTTAGAAAGACTATGTCCCTTTGTAGTCTCAAAGTAATGGAAGGATACTAACTCTTGGTTTGGAGTGAATATAACCAGATCCTGACTACCTTCTAAACCCACAGCAATCTCTAAAAAAGCTCCTGGTATCATACTACACGCCCGATAAAGCAGCTACCACCGCCCCTAGTTTAGGTATCCTCAAATTAGTTCCTAATTCCAAATCCTCAAAGGGATTGGCGATATGATTCACATAAGCAATGGCCCACCAATACTTCGAAGTACCATAAGCCCTATAAGAAACAAGGTCCAACCTATCAATATCCTCAGTCTTCACTAAGTACCAATCATACTCTGTCATATCAATCTGGGGGACTTTCCACGAACCTAATCTCAACCTACCCACAGCTATCTTACTATCCAAATGAAGAGTAGTCAAACGATACCTACTATCTGAAGTAAATAACGCGGATGCATTTGGTACAGTTACTGCCATTTTATACTCCCATCTGCCACATACCATCTACCGTCCAATCATCCCCACTAGGTAATGGCGCATCTATATCTTGATCTAACGAATGTAAAGCCCCAAACGTGGGTAACACAATCAAAGTTACCTCTGCATGCAAAGGCTTACCCGATACCACATCATACGGACCCATATACTCTGAGTCTATACTCTTTATGAACCCAGTCCTACTCCACCAAGGCTGGCCAGATCCTGCTCCTATACTAAAAGTGACTGCGGGAAGCACTTGCAACACATACTTATTCCCAGTCCTAAGAGACTCCTGCTCCCTCGCCCTAGCAATAGACAAACGATATAACTGTTGAACAGCCGTAACCAAATCATCTGGAGTCCTAATCAACCCTTCTGCCAACACTGCTAAATTCAAAGTCAATTGAAAAGGTTCTAACTCTCCACCCTTCCAAGTAAAAAATCTAGGGTGGGTATAGGTAGGATAGACACCTGGTACAATTCGATTACTGTAAGCCTCTGAAAAACCTTCCGGTACTGCAAAGAGTAACCTAACTCCCAAGTAGTAACACTCCACAACTAATACTATTGGCACTGGCATTTACTTTCCTCCCTACTCCCTCTCTCCACTCTGACCCATCTGAAACAACCTCTTATCAAACTGTTCCTCTAAAAGTAACTTCGACTCCACCAACAGGGTCTCTAACACCAAACGATGATACTTGGTCTCTCTACCCTGAACTTTTTCCTTCTTATCCTTCTTCCGGTCTCTTTCATCCTGCACCCTGTTCCAATTCTGCATTAAAATCTCAGCAGACTGCCTCTCTCTTGAACGAGCTTGCGTAAGCAAACCTTTATCCTCAGAACTACCAGGGGGTAGAGGTTTAACTTTATCTTCCTTCTCATCCATCGGCCGCAAGACATCCGACATGAATTGCTTCACTTGAGACTGGGCACCTTCAAACGTGGGCCTATTAGGATCCTCAGGTAACAACATACTTGCCAAAAGATCTACCACATTAGAGGGAGATGAAGCATTTAGATCAGGCTGCCTTTTTGGGGCTAACTTAGCCTCCTTCTTCTCTTGCTCCTCCTTATACCGCAGAACAGCCTTATTCTGTTCAATAAGCAACTGTTGGTTCTTATCAATCTTCTGATTTAACTTCTCCATCAAGCCTGCAAACATTCCCTTCTGCAAGGGAACTACTGCCTCTCCCTTATGTAAACTTGCAAGAGTATCTCGAGTAGTCTCTCCACCACTTTGCATCTTTGGAATCTCAGGAGAACGGAAAGTATATGGGGCAGGTTCTCCTGGCACAATACCCCTATCCCTCAATTCTCCTTCAATCAGATACCGAGTAAGAGAACGGGTTAACCAATTCCACGACGTCTCTTCTTTTGGATACCACCACTGATCCATCCGAGTCTTTGCACCTGCTGCACCCTCCCTCCGCAAGTCTTCAGAGGCTGTCCACCGCTTAACCAATATACGGATCTCCTCCACTACCTGCTTAAGGAAATCCACCACTACCTCAAACTTCCTTACTACTTCTAAAAAAACCACCCCCATTTCTAAAGCTATAATCTGAGCCTGTATCCAATCCCTCGCAAAAGCCCCAGATTCAAAATACTCAAAAACCTTATCCTTCCACGTTAATATTTGATCAAAAGTAGACTTTACTCCAACCCAAAAACTATCAAAAGTCTTCTTCCAATCTTGTAACATAGTACCTACACCATCCGACTTTACCCACTCCATGAAGAGCTTGATGAAGTAAGTCGCCAAATCCACCGAGTGAATCATACCTGCTACCAATAACGTCATCCCCTTCTCAATAGCAGCTACCAGACCACCACTACCAACCCAACTATCTAACCAAATCAATATAGGTTCAGCTAAAGCTAACCCATAACTAACTGCTTTCTCCAACACTGGAGAGAGCTTTTCCCAAAATCTAAAAGCTACCTCTCCAACTCTTAAGAAAACCTTCCATATAGTAGAGAGGATAGGTTCCAACTTCTTTAATGCAGGTACTATTCTTGGCAGTAGGTAAGCCACCAAGTGCTGAATCTTAATACTCACCTTCTCTACCAAACTTACCCACATAGGCATAATTGCTTCTACCAATGGAACTAGAGAGAATGCAATCCTTGCCATCTCCTCAAACAAAGGCTTGCCCAAAGGGGCTAAAATAGTGCGTAGTAACTCTGCAACTGGAGCTAAAGTTTCTCCTATAATACGAAAAGGACTTAAGGCTGCAGTAATGGGACCTAACAACTCCTTCAAAGACCTAAACAATCCCCTACCTATCTTCCAAATACCCCTCGCCGTACCTGAGACTGCTTGGAATATAAGCATAAAAGGAGCTTTTGCAAGACTCCACAGAGCTCCCCCCAACATAGTAGTCAATTGAAAGGCTAACCTTAAAGTACCTACCACCCCCTTAAGCAAAGCACCCCCCAAAGCCCAAGAGGCTTTTACTGCTAAACCTATTGTACCAACAGCTACCTTCCCAATATTCCAAAGGACTTGACCTGCTTTAGAAACAGTAAACAAAGAAGCCGCAAAGACTATACTCGCCCCTTGAAGGAGCTTCAGTGCAATAACCACCCCTCCTCCAATACCTCTTACCATATCCTTAAAAGCATCCCCTACCCTCTGTAAGGAGGAGACTACCTTCCGCTCCATACCTTCCACTGGCTTTGAAACTTGGTCATCAAAGTCCACAGACCACTCATAAGCCATCTCAGTTGGACCTTGGTTTATTACACCTTCTTGTCCTACATCTTCTGGAGACATCAAACCCTCTCAAAACTAGCACTACCTGCCATTCCCTTTGGTGTATACGTAGGAGGAGCAGAGGGTGAAGGAGGAGCAGCCTTCTCCGAACCTTCCTGCAACTCATTACACGCCTTGCTCGCTGCTATTCGCATTGGGATAGGTAAATCAAACAATACGTCCAAACCAGTGTGGCCAAAATGCGAAAGAGCTAATAAATCTTTAAGCATCTTCACCCACCCATCTGGTTCACCTCCCCAATCATTTACGCTTCGGACAAAAAAAGTCTTCCGTAAAGGGCAGTATTTGATTAACCTCCTCACCGCAACTTGGGCAATCTGCCAACAAGCGCAAATCACATCCACAGTCATGTTCATCCAAAGTATTACGTATCTCAGCCGAATCCATCCCAATCAAACTCTCACAGAACTCCAGAGACGCTAAAATACTCTCCGGTTCCTCTCCATCAATACTTACAACCTGTCTAGCCATCCTATAAATGTAACCTGGATCACCTGGTTGCTGCTTCCTCCCCCTCTTCAAGAGGAGCTTCTCCACATACTTCTTCGCAGCAATCTCATCGGAGACCCTCAAAGCCCGAAGCCCCACCTTCTTTCCGCACTGGGGTAATGTACATTCAAAGGGCTCTTGGTCCTCTTCAGTTAACACTGTCAACTGTAAGTCGTCTGGTACTTGTACAGAATGACTAAACTTCTGTTGACAAGCTCCACACTTCAACTCAAACGCAAAAGTCGGTCCATAAGAGATGGCTCGGATATACAACAACAAATATAATTTATCTGACAACAACAAATCCTCATAAAGAACAGTCTTTGTCAGCAAGCATCGTTGAATTAATGTATCCAATACCTTCTCTCGACTCTTACCTGCTCCCAACAAAAGAGTTTCCTCCTTTGTAGTCATAGGCTTGACCTGTACCATCCCTCCAGGCAATTTATCCGCGTAGGGCATTCCCTTAGAGGGCAACGTGGTCTCTTTCATCATCAAGGGTGTCTGTGCATCACTCATACTCACCTCCTACCCACTTAGTGGGATTAAGTTACCGGGTTGACCTCCACAAGGACAACTTTGTCCACACTGAAAGTCACCTCTAGAATATTCACTTCCGAACTTGACATATCCCCTCTACCGAACCTAGCAGACATGGGCCACATTCCAAAGATCTGCCAGAGACGAATATTCTCTCCATCTGGAGAAAGTAACTCCAAGTCCGCCATAGCTTTATACTCTCTAGCCCAACCTACTCTGCCAGTCACAGGATCGAAGACTAGTCTCCTCCACTCATCCACCAAAGCTGCAGTACCTGCATCCACATAATCAGTCAACCGCAAAACCTCATCAGAATAAGTGGTTCTACCTGCCACTCGTCTGCGCTCATTCATGAAAGGAATGTCAACTGCCTCAGTAGACTCTTCAGGGAATGGGAATTCCCTCATAGAGAACACTAACACATTCTCCCAATCCTTTCGATTACTTGAAACCAAATTGGGCGGGGTGACACGCAATTGAAAATGATTTACCCGCTGGGGTTCAAATCCACCGGAAGCATTTGCAATATGATCTGCTGATACAATTTCACTCATCTTAAATCTCCTTCAAGGTAACCTTACTTATTTACTTAACTAGTAACTCCACCACCAACGAACTCATCAAAAGAAGCACCAGTTGGTAACAACACAAAGTCCACAGTAATAATTTCCGCAGTTTTTGTCGGCTGCAACAAAATCTTACCATGCATCTCATTCCGCGCAATAGTTGCGGCAGTATTAGTAGTGGAATCACAAATCACCCGATAGTCATATACTCCACGGCGAGCCTTTACCCCTTCCATCACAGGGGTTAACAATCTTACAAATGCCCTCCAAGTATAAACATCATTGGGTTCAAATGTAAGGTACCTTACAGAAGTTGAAACTGTCTTTCTTAAGTACAGTAACAATCTCCGTACATTGATCCGGTCCAATGAAGTCAAATTACTAGTGGCCGTTCTTTGTCCCCAAATCACTGTACCCTGCCCCGGGAAAGAACAGATAGGATTAACAAAGTTACCCCCACTGTACATATAGTCTCTCTCACCCTGTTTAGCAGAATACTCCACCTGGATTACATCACTCAATATCGCCCTAGCTAAACCTGCAGGTGCCCACCATGGATCTGCAGTGTAATCTGTATATGCACAGACCGCAGCTACATGACCTGAAGGGGGTACCCACACATCCGCATCGTTCCAAGCATCATACACTTGCAACCACGGGTAGTGAATTGCCGCATAAGAAGAGTTGATAGAAGGAGAACCATCTCCTACACCGTTAGACCAATCCACCACCTCAGAAACTGAATACCCATAAGGTGGATCTATTAACGCTAAACAATCTCCTCTGTTCTCACACAAACTAATCAACGAAGTAATAGCAGCAGCAGCAGTCTGCCCTGGCATAGCTAACAAATTCACATCAATAGCTTCCGGGTCCGTAAACAACTGCAAACCAGTAGAGGTAGTTCCAACCGTAGTACCTACATAATCTGCCACACTAGTAGGAGCACCATCTGTTCCACCAGTCAAAGCATAAGTACCTGCAGTCAAGGTTAATGCACCCGTCCCCAACTCTACAGTTACCCGTGAACTTCTAAAGGCATTCATTAAAGCATGTGATCCACCATTGATACGTGTCTGCAAGTAGTTTGGATCAGCCAAATTAGCCAGGCCAATCAAGCAATTGTCATACATTTCCACAGTGGCGCCGTTCACTTGAATACCTATCTTATACCCAGTAACACTACCTGCACTTACTACAAGAGAGAAGGAGTTTCCAAAGGACCCAGAATATACCCCAGTCGCTACTAACAGGGCTGCATTAGCACCACCTGCATCTGTACCTGGGGTACTTACAGTAGCCGTCTGGTCATAATTAGCTACCCTCACAAACTTCAACTGGCTACCTTTTCGAAGGTACCTCAAAGCCGCATATACTCCCAAGTGATTTGCACTCGGGGGACCAAACATGGCAACGAAGCTTCCTTCATCCGGTATCAACTCTACCTGATCCACTGGACCCCAACTTGCCGTACCTACCACACCAAAGATAGTAGTAGCTAAAGCGGGTGCATACAAAGAGAAGTCTCTCTCTACCGCATATACACCTGGACTAACATACGTTCCCATAGTTTTCTACCTTTCTATAAGTTACCCGACTTTCTCCACAGGTAACAACATAAAAGAAACTTTAACCAACCCTAACCACGCCTCTACCCAAATCCCGTAAAGACACATGGACTTGCATATGGCAACCCCTACACAGGGTTACCAAATTATTAGAATCCCAATTCCACTCATTCCTATCCTTATGATGCACATTCAAACTTTTAGTTCCACCACACTGAGTACACTTATTACCATCCCTTTCCCTAATGGCAGCTCTCTTCTTTACAAGACGCCCCAACCCTAGAAGGACCTTATTTTGAAGAGGAGGGGGTGAAAGAACATCCTGCCAAGTCTTTCCTACTTTAATACTATACACATTTGTCCCAGACACCCCAAACACCTTACCAACTACCGCCAAACTTAGACTACCAAATTGCACCAATCTCTTAATTATCCTCACTTGCAATTCATTTAACTTTGACATCCCATGCCTACTACCTCGCACTGCCACCATCTCTTTAAGATTAGCTTGACGGGTATCCCACCTTAGATTTTCTAATCGGTTATCTTGCCTATTACCATTTTGGTGGCAACATTCCATTCCTTCTGGACAAGGTCCTACAAAGGTTTCTAAGACTAAACTATGAATAGATCTAGTTACAACTTTCCCTCCCAGATTCAAAGCTATAACCACATAACCTCCAAAACTAACACGAGACTTCATCCACATTAGACGCCTTTTACCACTCCATACTTTACCATCTATGGTAATAAAGTATTTTGGGAAACCTGGAATTTCTCTCAATTCCATTCCCATCTTAAAACTCCTTACACTAGAGGATTACTTTCTCCAAACCCTCTGCCCACTCTGGGCTATTCTAATTGCTGTTCTCTAAAACTTGTAAAGCTATCCGTCCACGCAGCCATAGCTTCTGCTTTTTCTGCTGCGGTGCCTGTAATTACTTCCGTCTCTAACAACTCTGGCACCACTTCCATATCATAAAACTGTGTCGTAATCTGCTCTACCATACCATACCTAATCTCTGCATGAGTTAACCAACCCTTCACAGGAAGAGTAAATATCCTACGCAACATCCTCTGCCCCCCAAGTGGCTCCAAATTAGAAGCCTCTTGTATAGACTGCAGCTTCATAGATACCAATCTATCTCCCATAGGCTCTAAGTGATGCACAGTAAAGAAATACTCCTCTCCACGGTAGGTCAAAACTAACTGTGCAAGTATATCATCCAAATCCCTTAAATCCCTCGTCCATAAATCTAACTGATAAGTCAGTATAACTGGTTGTGGCCAGTGCATTCCCAAAAACTGTTCATCTTCAACATGCCACTTCCACCTACGTAAGGTGGTATGGTTATACCTCTTCATATCAAGATTAATACCCACCCTACCTAAAGAGATAAAAGGTAAAGGCACTACCTTTAAAGCCTCTCCTCCTGCCCGACTAAACTTCTTCTGCATCTCTGCAAAAGCTCTCTCTGGAGTCGCAAAGACTCTGGGGATAGGCCGATCCCTATAACGTGGAATCCCTGCCCAGTCCACTACTGCACGGTCATAATTCTGATAAATTTGACTGTAGCGCTCTAAAACTGGCCTGCTAATATTAGCCATCTAACAACTCCAACACTCCTCCTACCGACAAACCACCCTCAAGGGCTCTTTGAGCCTCCTCAACACTTACCCTTCCAACACCTTCTTCTAATACTCTCTTCCCAAACTCCCCTACAGCCTTATACAACCTCTTAAACAAATTTTCTGCCACTGGTCCCATTCTATGTGGCTTCAGGGTAACCTGGAATACCCGTACATGAGATAACACCTCCAAAGTACTACTAGGTAAAGGCAACCTCATCATTTGCTCATGTATCACCCAACCAGTACCTCTCCCACCAAACTCCAAACTCTTGAAGGCACCCCTACACCACTGGTTGTATTCCTCCACAAGTAACACTATACTATGATTTTCTGTTGCCATTGCTTTAACCGGGGTTCAGGCATCTCTCGAATATTCCTCTTCATACTCAGAGCGGCCTTCAACTGATTATCTATCACTACTGTATACTTCTGCTGGAAGGCTCTCCAAATGGGAACAGGACGCATAATAGAAGTACCAAACTCCAACATTACAGGAAAGTTACCTGGTAACCCAATAGCCTTCAACTTCCCAATATCCACCAAAACTCCAAACTGATTATAATGTATTGCTCCAGCATACACCTGAGCCACCTTTTGAGAGTCTTCCAAAACAGGCCACATATCTACAACCTTACCAGAAAAAACTACTCCCCCTACAGAAGACCGAATTCTCTCAGCAACTAAGGTAGCTAATTCTAAAGAGGTAACTTTAATTTGACGGGGTACTCGAGCGTGTTGCACCTGCCAAGCAATAGATGGAGGCACGCCTTCCATTTTCTCTTGAAAAGTCATCATCTCAATACCGTACTATAAATGCCGTACTTAGGTAAGTCAATACTAAAGCTATCTCGTACTATCTCATTATACTATCACCCAGAGCATAATCACTACTCTCTGCGCGTAATCTTTCTCCACGAAAGAGGTAATACAAACAAACATCCGTATTACCAAAAGTCCCACCCCTAGATACTTCTAACACCTCATACCAGTCTCCCCCAAAGTAAAAAAGGTCCCCAGCCCCTGCCAAGACCGTCGTATCCTTAGTATCTGCAACCTGAGTAACTAAACCTTGTTCCACTAAATGAGGCACAGGCACCTCTATGTTTAGCCCCCTAGATATGTCCAACCCAAACTTAGTAAGGTCTTTCTTCTCATCCCCCACTGCATACCCACACAAAGAGAGTTCCTCCCCAAACCTCTTATCATAATGAGGAATCTCTGCATGGACATCATCCCCCTCTATCTCTACCTTAGACAATAACTGCTTATATCTTAAAACAGGAAAGTGACGATCCGCATGCTCCTTCACCAACCGGTAGAGGATATCAATATCACTTATATTAGGCCAAATGGTTTCCACTTTATACTACCCCCATATTGCAGCGACTGGTGGAGTGATCCTCTTCAAAGCATCCTCTACCTCCACTATCAAAGCTGCCCCTTCTTGTTTTAACTCAACTGCATCTGTTACCAAAGCTCCAGATGGAGCAGGGACATTACCAAACTTCCCTCTAATCCTGCCCAAAACTTGTTCTGCATACCCCCTACATGCCTTCAGGAACTTGGTCTGGTAAGTAATGTAAGAGGTATTGAAAGAGTTCAAAGTTAGTAACGTGGCATAGGTATACGCTATTGTGTAAGGACCAGATCGGCAATCCACATACAACTTCCGTTCTTCTTTCAGATATCTCCAATCTGGATCAGTCCCCCTTGCCCTTAGGTACATATCATAATACATCTTAAGTAAAGCATAGTCACTCATGGCCAATCTCGGCCAAACCATCCGAGGAACTATCTCAAAGATATTCCAATTAAGATCAGTAATCTCGTTCTCTGGAAGCATAGTAGTAACATAAAGAACCCCCACAGCTTCTGCAGGCATTTCAATCACCACAGAAGTTCCCCCAGTATCATCTCTCCCCCATGCAGTATCAATGACATACTGATTGAATAAATCTAAAGCATCTTGTATGGCACCATCCAAGTGAGTATTATCCAACTCCACCTGTATAGTTGGCGCACCAAGACGAGTGGTAATATAATTTCTTACACTCTCTTGAGAAACATTCACTACTCACCTCACTCCCCAGGGTGTTTTACTACGGTATGTTTATCCAATCCTTTTTGAGTCTTAAATCTTCTTCCACAAGTTGGATATGCGCAAAGGAACTCCTTCTTCCTACTGGTTATACCAACCTCTCCAGTAGGTACATCTGGGGTATCTACTTCAACAACTGGGGCTACAGACTCTACTGGAGCTACTGGAGCTACTGGGGCGATTGGGGGTACCGATCCTGGAGGTAATAGCGTTGCAGGCATAGGAACAGACGGCACTCCTTCTGGGACAATAGGTTTTGAAATTTCAGGTAAAGGAGCTGGAGTAGGTGCTTCAGGCAATGGAGCTGGAGTAGGTGCTTCAGGCAATGGAGCTGGAGCTACTGGTTTGGGCTGAATAGTCTTCTTCTCCCTCTGCTTGTCCACCTTCTTTGCTTCCGCCACAACCCCTGCTTTAGGCATTTGGTGAACCTGTTGAATATGATTCAATATAGAAGTCCTCGACCCAGTACGGAAAAGATCACATAACTTACAATAGTATACTCCCATCTGACGCTTGTAATACTTATTTTCTTCTGCAATAGGCAAAGGCTGCAGAAAAGGGGCACCAACTATTGGAGGGGTAGGAGGGGCTACTGCAATATGCTTGGAATTCTTCTGGTAGATTGACACTAAAGTTAATTGACGATGTCCCACAAACCTTGAGAACCAAGGATCTGTGGAGTACTCCCCCGTCCTAAACATCTGTGAACTCCCCATCTTATTGGGAATATAGATGGGAAAAGGATTGCAATTTTCATACCTCTTCATTGTCGGCATAGTTAACCTCCTAGAACCTCACTCCACTTTTCAAAAAAAGGGAGTAGTTTTAAGCTACTCCCCTACACACTAACATATTATGAAACTCAAAAGAGTTCCCTTCTTACGCAGTGATGGCACCAGTGGCATACATACCACTGTTCACAACTTTCAGGCCGGACCTCTGACACATACCCTTACGGGCTACCATATCATCCAACACTACTGTTGGAGTGGTATACAGTCCCAGATACGGGGCCCAAATGTACCCGGTATCCAAGAACGTGGAGCCCTTGAAGCCCAGTAAGAAATCATCAGCCGTCATGGTGGGATCTTTGAAGACCTCCGTATCACCAATCGAACCAATCTTCCGAATACCTGCAGGATTCGTACCTACACTACCGAGTGTTGAGCCATTGAACTTACTCAAAGTCTCAACCACATTACACACACCAGTACCACATACCACCCAGTTAGCAGATGCTCTCTGAGTTGCAGAGAAGATCAAGTTAGAACCCTGTACCAGAGTGTCGTAGAACGATTCCTTATGCCAAATCCACGGAACGCCTGCCGGGGGTGTACGCGACCAAGCCACCGCACCCGCAGCTGCAATCTGCTGCAAATGTCGAACAATCTTATAATTGATCTCCTTTGCAATCTCATTTGCCATAAACGCTACCAGCTCCACCTCAGCGTTGATACCGTGGTAAGCCTGGAAGTCCTGCTGCGCTTCCATTGACCAACGTGCCCTCAATTTATTCGGGCGAGCGGTCACAGGCGCACTTGTCAACTGCAGATCGATTTCCGGGATATTGGCATTTGCTTCAGCGTTGTACTCATAGTTCGCAGTAACAGTGGTAGCTGCAGCTGCAAAAGTAATACTGTAAGCACCAGTCGCGTAGTTAACCGTATTGACACCAACGCCAATATTACCAACCAACGCCCCGTTACCATTATCCACTACCACCTGAGCACCATCAGTAAATCGCAGTGTACCAGCTCTCACTGGGGTATATGCTAAATTACCTGCAAAGGTTGCAGCGGGACCTGCACCTACTACTTCTTCCTCAATGATCTCATCAGTGTAATGAGTATTGCCAGAAGGGCCTTGTCTCTGATCAAACATCCGCGTTCCGGCCTGGATGTTTCCTTTTGTCGAACCGTACAAAGCTTCGAAAAAGCATCTGTTACACTAGAGCTCTTTATCTCTAGCTCTCCAACTTTCGCTGGAGTGTCGGACTATCTCTTCAACCCAGTAGTATTACTGGGTGATCCGCGCTCGTGGGGGTGGTATTGGTTGAACTATCCTCAACCCCTAGTCTCTGAACCTTCTGTCTTACTATAATAGGTGTTCTTCTGACAGCTTGGCTGCGGATTGGCTTATGTTGAAAGTCAAATTCTTTTTCTGTAATGATACTAAACTTCCATCCTCTACTAGTAGCAAACTGTTCCCCAGCAGTAAGTTTGAGTTGTACCCGTCTATTCTGGAGTGCCCACTGAGCTTTAATCTCTACTAACTCAATAGACCCATCTACCCTTATTACCTTCACATCAGGTATATACCTTCTATGCTGCAACCCATCCCAATAACGAATGGAAAAGGGTTCCACACTATAATCTAATACCTGGTCACTATACTCTAAAAACAGATAATAAGTGTATTCCCATTTAGACCTGTAATGCACCTTACGTCCCGTCTTTGCAGAGATATATACTCCACAGTTTACCTTCCTTTGACAAGCCTTTTTAGATAAACGATCCCTTGCACTAGCGGACATCACTTTACCTACATTCTTCTGAGCAACCAATGCCACACGTGCATCAGTTTCTTTTGTTAAGCCACTATTCCAAACCCTGCGACCTTTCATCTTCGCACGAGTCTCTACACTCAACTTATGCCCATTGTTCAAAGACTTCACCAAATTCTGATAAAACACCGGGTCCTTCATAAGAGCTGACCTGGTCTCACTCATCTTCCTACAGGCAGCAGGGGTAATCACCCGCAATGCCACATTTGGAAATTCTTTCCGGTAACGGCAAGTATCCCAACCAGGGTGAGCCCGTCTCAAATGAGTAGGAGTAATCATCCTAAACTCTTTCCCACATAGTTGACATTTTACCATTACCTGTTCCATCACAAAACTTTCAACACTTAGCGTTCCCGCAATTCACGGATTTTTTTCCTTTAATTACTTAAAGGGGTCTCCTAAGCCGCTTGCTTAAAGACCAACCCAGTTGGGGCATCCAGCGGTTGGACTGTTACCAAATCCGCCGCTACCAAGTTCGCATACACTGCCCGCAAGATCGGAAACACGAACTTCTCAAAACTACCAACCTGCAACGTGCGAGTGGACTCATCCAAACCCCGCAACCAGTTGAACGTGTTCTCGTACAACTGTGACATCATAGCCCGCTTGTTGATTTCTGATTCCTCTATGCCAGTTAAGAAGTCTACTTTCTTGCTACCCCCATATCCACGAATGGCATCACCCGGCATGTCACTCCAGCGCTCAGACAGCATTAAACCCTGCTGCTTTGTCGCTTCCATTAACTGAATAACTTCATTACTCATCGTCTATACTCCATTCTTTTACTATATAGTTTCTTATACCCTCGTAACCCACGCACTATTCTTTAGGAGCTTCTATCCGAGCAACCGTAGCTTCCATTAAGTTTCCGGAACCCTGCGGTTTCTTTTGCTCAGACTTTTTCTGCTCTTGAGTTATCTTCACTGCACCTTCTGTCAGAACAGGGGGTAAAGCATCTGCCATAACATTAGCAGGACTGATTGCTTCAGCTAACTGCTTTGCCATCTGATCCACATCCGTTTTACTCTTACAATTTGCAAGTAACGACTTCACTGTGCCCAGTTGGGGTTGAGCCTTTACCTGTTCCTCGATATGAGCTGCAAGGTCCTTCTGCTTGAACCGCTCCACCAAACCACGGATCAACTTAACCGCTGCACCATATCTCTTCTCTGTGCCCTCTTTCGCAACTTTCATCTCCCGGCAACGTTTTACCAACGCTTCAGATAACTGAACCGCCATCTCATACCGTTTGAGGGAAACTGCGCTTTCCATTTTCTTTTTGGACACAGCTAGTTCCCTCTGAGCAGTTGCTGCTTTCTGGGCAAAAGAGGTCGCAATGCCTAACGCGACTTCCTTCTTATCCATGCCCGTACTCCTTTCCTGTTCAGTCTTAACTGACTTAGGATCTTCTTGACCCAATTTATCATCCACAGAAGGAGTTTCGACCCCTTCTTTCTTTCCTACTTTTCCTGATTCCTTTAGTATAAACCTCTGGGCAGCAACAGTACTCAAAGCAGTAAGCTGATTACGCTCCTTACCCTCTGCAAGCGCATCCACCTGTTGGATTGCTTCCACCATAGCTTCTGCCAAGTCCTCTCCACCTTCCGGGGTACCCAAAGCAGTCTGCAACCGTTCAATCAAAGCCTTTGCGTCCTTACCTGCCACTGTAGTCACCTTTTTACTTTCTTGCTGGAAAACTTTCTCCACTGCTCTGGCTTCCACCACAGAAGGAGAGTACACAAAATCAAACGTATCTAATTGATATGAATCCTTTACAACTTCCGCTCCATCACTCGCAGACGTATCCCCTCTACCTCTAGAAGAAGCACCAATAGGTACCTTTGCCTCAAACAACTCCCTCAAGATCTTACCATTCGGGGTATTCAAAATCAGTGCAGTACCTTCAGCATAATCACCAGCGGATACATTCCACCTATTACCTTCTGGCAGAGTTATCAGTTTAGCCCCCTCCCACAGATGACTCACCCTTCCTAAGTGGGTATTACCAGATTCCGGATGCTCTAACTCTCCCAAATTACTACGGTTTTTTACTTGCTCCATAAAGGAAGAGTCTTCTCCTAGATTCTTCTCCCATACAGAAAGAGGGTACACCCTACCATTTTGGTTCTTAGTTCCTGCACGAGTGAGTAATCGAGTGACCCTTAACCTCCCTGAAGAGTCCGCTGCCTCTTCTACAATCACGTTCCCCTCCATCATAGGAGCTTTACTTTCCTCTAGTATTCTCATCTCATATCACTCCCGTACTCAACTACTCTGCCTCTGCCCATTGTTCACACAAACAACCCCGGAACCATTGCTGCGTCACTGTATCAATTCCAACCTTATGAAAGTTCCACGCATAATCCACTAACCGCCCTGGTTCCTCTACCCCCAACTTCCGCAAAGCAAAAAGTATTGTCTCCGAGTTGAACACAAAACTATTACCAATATCTCCAATTACCAATATCTCTTTAGTGGACCTATCTACCCAAGTCTCTCTCCCATACCTTTCTATGTGGATACATATACATCTACCCACTTCCTCGCTCCCCGGATAATACACCGGTCGAGCCAAGCCCATTTCTGGTAACAACAAATTCATAAGGTCACTTAATTTCCAGTACTGTATTGCAACAATGGGTCACCCAATACAGCAATTTCTACCTTCGCACCATTTTTCCCACCTGAGAAGGAAGCAGTGTACCCATCTGTTGAATCTAACCGTGCCACCACTCTCCAATACGCATGATTAAACACCATAGAAGATTGCAAAACTCCTCTAGCCCCTGCCCTTAAGGTTAAGGTAGTAGTCGAACCTGCATAAGCAGGGGTAGCCCAACCCGTAGTACCATTAGCAGAAGTCTGCAAAAGAAAGATCACCTGACCCCCAAGTTGAGGGGGAGCATTTATTCCACTGGTAGCCCCCAAATGGTTCATCACCTCAATCTGCAAAACATGATGAGGAGAGGCACCCTCAATCATCTGCCAGGGCTGACCAATCACTTGGTTAACTACTTGAGTGATCTCCGCCGTAAACTCAGTCCTTGTCATTAACATTATTCACTCTCCATCTCTATGAACCCACTGCCGTGTCCCTCTGGAGTGGGGGATACTCTACTAACCACACATAAACACCTTCAGTGATAGGATCACCATTTGCATCCGCTACTGACACTCTAAAATATTCATCCACAGAAGTAAACAACATCGTGCCATATGCATACGGCTGCAAAGCTATCTGCGTTTGACCTGCCAATGCTGGGGTTGAGAACGTAATGGGAGTATAAGTCACCCCATCAGTACTCCTGGCTATGGTTACAGTTGCCACCTGCGTGGTCGAACCATTAAACACAAAGAGTGTGGCACCTGCAAAGTGAATAGGGTAATCTTCCCACACAAAATTATTATAAATTCTCTGGTACCAGCGCACCGTAGGATCGGTTCCATTGAATGCCATCTCTATCTCCTACCATCTCTAGTAATGAAGTATTTTGGAAAATCCGGAATTTCTCTCAATTCCAAAGCCATTACACTCTCCTCTTAAAAGTACTTCGCAATAGTTCGAGGCAAAGATGCTGGAGCAAATCTCTCTATCTCCACATCCTCTTCACTCAACTTCGGTAGCTTCGCCAACATCTTCGTAAGCACCTTTTCCATCTCTTCTTGATAAAGGATGACCTGATTATCTTTTACCCTTGTTGCCTTAGAGGTATCCAGCGCCTTCGCTGCCTCATTCCGCACTGCATTCAATCCCACTTCATCAACCAGCGCAGTTAACTTACTGAAATAATCTGCCAGGGTACCTTGCCACCTGTGCTTTCCCTCCTGCAAGACTGGGGACCGCATCCGCAAGAAACTAGAAACCTCTCTTCCAATATCCACCTCTCCCTTTGAGCTTGATAAATGCTCCCACAATTCTGTCACGCTCTCCTTAAGGGACTTCCCAGACTTCTTACCATATGGATGACCACATACTGCACAAATGGTCTCAGCTCCTGGAAGGCCTAGCCACGTCGCCCCACATTGGGGACACTTCATAGTAGAAAAGTCAACAGACTCTTGAGGGATGTCCCCCAACGGATTCTGCGCAGTAGGTGTGGACACAGGGGTACTAGGAGTAATAGGAGCTGTGAACTCTGAACCCATACCCCCTTCAGGCTCCTCCACCCCTTGCTGTACAGTAGCAGTTAACTCCAACTTAGTGGAGCAAGTAGGACAAACCAATATGGCCCCTTCAGTCAAGGAGAAATCTACCCCATACTTCTCTACTGGAGCTATATTATCACAACCCGTACATTTTATCAACATCGTTTCACTCCTAACCAACTGGAACCGATCCACTCACAGGTACATCTCCAACAGCATGTGTTCCAATACTAACCGCGCCAGTTACCTCTGGAGTACCTACTCCTGTCTTAGCAGCTGACACCACCCACATGTTTTCTTGACCTACGGGTTGCTGACCCACTTCCACTTCTAATCCTTTTCCACGTAACTTCTCTACCAAAACCTTCAAAGAAACCTGATTCGTCTCCTTAGAGAAGAATACCTTTACACCTGATTGGTCTTCCGTGATTTCCGTACCAATATAAAAGTCCAATAACCCCTCAGTATTTACATACTGCATAAGGTCATCAATTAACGCTCCAATAGGAGTACGAGTGTCCATGCCTGCAATATCAGAGATTGCAGTGGATAGACTAATATTACCCCCAGCTAAGTCTTCTACTACTTTATGAATATCTATTGTCTCACGCATGTGACCTCTACCTTCTCTACTGTCCTATTATACCTCATTTCCCAAAAACAAAAGGTGCCGTTTCCTTCCGCCTTTCCGCAAAGTAAGTACGTACATGCACCTCCAGTTCACTACCCGCATGCCTTGCAAAACACTTAGTAGGATGGAATACCTTAATACCCTCTTTCTCTAAACCCCTAGGATCCCTACTCAAATTCCACTCAGATAGTAACATATCCGTAGCAGACATAGGAGACAACCTGCATACCCTCATTAGTAAAGGCAACAAATGATCATCTGCTATCCCAGTATACTTTTTTACCTCTCGCAAAGGCATAGCCAAAAACCTGCGCTCCCTTAAAGCTTCTATAAACATCCGAGTAAGTAACATACAACCCCCCTGCACACCTTCTCCAGGAAGATAAGCTCTAGGGATATGCCCAAAGCTCTTCTCCAATATACCCTTCTCCCTTTTATACACATTAGCCCAATGTGGGTGCCCACCCCTATAATGACCCACCATTCCCACCTGCTCACTTTCTATGTGTTCAAGTAAACCAATATCTACATCCTCTCCTACAAACAAAGTATCATAATCAATACTCAAAAAGTGCTCAAACTTCCACCTCTCCTCTGCCCACAAGAGAGACTCCACCAACAATGTGTACAAACCAGCCCCCCAACCATACTTCACTCCAGAACAATACACCTGCCCAGGGAAGCGTTTCTCCAACTGTGCAGCCAACAAAGGATTACAATCCACTGCAAAGATCAACCTACTTGTATCTACACCAGTGTAATATTTTACAGACCTAGCAGTATCCAAGATCAATGGTAAATAATCATGGCACCGCATGCAAATTAAAAGGTCAAACACCTCACTCCTCCTTAGGGGTACAAAAATTCATATCCAATCGAGAGTTGATCAAATTCACCAAGTCCTGCCACCTCTGCTGATGGGTGTGATATTGCTGAATATGTTTTGCAGCCTTCATAGCCTGTTGTAACCAATACCCTTTCCTGGCCTGTACATCCTTCCACTTCTCCACCAGATCTGAACAGTCATCATGATACCCCACATAAGTCCCTTTGGGTAAATACTTCCCTATTCCATTCTGCCCATTAGTAAGGAGCACCGTACCCGTAGCAGGAATCTCAAAGTGCTTCGCATTTAAGTACCTCCAAACTCCCGCAGAACAAGTTAAGGCGGCAATATGCTTCTTATAAAAAGCAGCCTGCAGATTTGGGGCAGACAATCCTTTCATTTGAATAGGTTTCAACACAGTAAGAGCTTTCCTCCTGATGACATACCCATCCGGCTTACCTGAGGTAACACTCCTTCCAGAGAAACACACCCCTGACCTACCTACCATAGGACCCATATTGTATATAGAAGGGTCTACCGAAAAAGGCAGTACCCCTACCTTAGGAGACGGAGAGAACGGTACATCTGAAGGATGTCTCAATAAGTGCAAGTCCACTGCTTGAGAAGGGAGGTCTTCCAGATGTCGCCTATAACAAAAGTCCACATCAATCAAAACAAGGGGCACCCTAAGCTTCCGAAGATGTGCCGCGGTGATCCAATCCAATCCACAATGCCCCGTACGATACAATACCACAACATTGCACTTTAACTGTTTCACTAAACTACGAAAAGGACGCTTTGGGGCGAAGGTACTAGCCACCTCCTTTACTCCTGCTACAGCAGGCCCATAGAACTGAGAAGGAATACCCCACTGCCTAGAGGACCACAAAAAACCTCCGTGCAATTGCTCATTGTGTTTAGGCTTATGATTAAAGATAACTAAAGGACGAAATTGTTTACTCATTCTTCACACTCCACACAAATTTTATGATAGTACGGTCCACTATCATTGGGATATAAAGGGCACGGGGAGATCTTATAAGGGACCCCCAACTCCTGTAAAGCTACCTCATAATCATGGTACCAAGTAACCTGCCATAACTTAGTCTCTCCCTGCTTAGCCTGTCGGGGGGCACCTTCCCGAATAGGTTCAAACAACACCAAAGACCTACATACTCTACACAAAGACTGCAAAGCTACCCTATAATTTTCTATGTGGTCTAAGACTGAACAAGTAAAACCCACTCCAAACTGATTCGTCTCCATCTGCTCTAATACACGATGGTCCCCCAGTATGGCATTCTCCCCTAAGAAAGCTTGAGCTACCTTGTAAGTCTCCACATAAGGCTCAATACCCACCCTAACCAGAGACTCCTTAAACAACTTCAAATTCTCTCCAGTAGCACACCCTAACTCCAACACAGTCTCAGGATAACCACCCCATTCTCGAATAGCCTCAAAAATGACTTCTGAGAACTTACACACCCCTAACATAGGATTCACATCTTTTGTCATTTCCCAATCCTCACCTCTGCAGTCAAATGAGTTTTATACCTTCCATTAGCACGCTTCTTCTTAAACGGTTTCACTACTCCAAGGGTACCAAACCTCTTCTGTACCAACCGAGTAATAGTCCTATACTTCACCTTAGTAAAGTGATCCAAATCTACTCTCTGTAACTCCTCCACAGAATCTGCTCTACAATCAAAGCTCAGGACACAAACTTTAGACACCCTGGCACATTCTACCAAACCCTTCCCAACATCCCAACCATGATCTAATGCATTATAACTCACCAACAAGTCACAATAGTTATCTGGCAAGTCTATCTTCTCAAAGGGACTATTCACAAATTCTGCTTCCTTGGGCCAGGGTATAAATTGTAACCCCCTTAACTCCTCCATGACGTAATCAATAAAAACCTTCTTCTGAGCCGGGACTCCCAAAACCTCTAACATACCTCCAAAGGGACCTGGACCTACCTCCCCTATCACCATACCAGGAGAGATAACCTTATCCAAATTCCAACGATCCCAGAAAGCTTGGTAGTAAGGAGGACGGGTCACCCTTTCAGAGGCCTCATTCTCTCTCCACCACCGTAGATTACGCTTCACAAAAACTTCTTTAGTTTCAATCTTTCCTCTATTCATACTCACCTCAAAACTTAAAAGGATTAGCAGGTCCACCCATTAACTGGATACCCTTATCAATAGCTGCATCCACTCCCTTAGCGGTTAACTTTACAGTACGTGGAATCAACAACTCTCCCTTGTGCCAATCAAAGGTAACTAACTTCTTCTTCTTCATTTCAAAATACATCTCCGAGACTGGCATACCTATAAAGCGCATAGCCCCAAAACTCATCTTACAGTACTTATACTTACGAAACTGTTTGATGAGTCGAAAGGTATTCAAGATCTCTTCCTGTCCTTCATTCAACACTCCTACCATAAAACCACCAGACCAATGTATTCCCACATCCTCTAAAATTTCTACCGTACGATCCAAACGCTTCCGGTCAAAACCCTTTCCAATATACTTTAAGGTAGAATCATTTGCGCTCTCAAAACCCATCCCTAAACCTACACAACCACACTGCTTTAAGTGTTGTATAAAATCCTTCTCCACCAAATCTATACGAATTTGACAAGACCACTTAATACCTAACTTACTAGCATGCTCACAAAACTCCATTACCCTCTTCCGATTAATCACAAAAAGGTCCTCTCGAAAGTGAATAACCTGCGTCCCAAAATACTTCTGCATGTACTTAATCTCTTCAATAATATCCTCCATAGGTCGAAAATTCGAAGTCCTCTCCCAAATGTACCTAGCAGAACAAAATCTACAATTATAAGGACAACCTCTCCCAGACACAATGATATCAGCCACCGCTCCTTTCTTACCATACCCTACCGTACGAGTATAATGTTTTAAGGACAACTTATGACGGGCAGGCCAATTTACCTTTCCTAAATCCGTTCCTAATACCGTAGGCTTAATAACCTCCTTTACCTTACCTACAAAACACACCCCTGGCACAGCAACCGGAACCCTCTTACTTTCAATACAATCCAATAGAGGGCCAAAAACCGTCTCCCCTTCTCCACGGACTACATAATCAAAATAGTGAATATGTTTACCCGGATTAGCAGTAGCATTAGAACCTCCATAGATAGTCTTGATCCCCTTCCCTTTCAGAAGCTTAGCCAACCTGGCAGCTTGTGGCCACTCTAACATAGTACCACCAAAACCTACTGCTTGAGGGGAGTGATTTAGGATCTTCTCCAACAACACCTTCTCCGAATACTTCACGGCTCCATTATCAATGAACACCAAATCATGATTGGGAGTATTAGACAACAAATATAACATCCCTAAACCCACCAAAGGCTTGAACCTTCTCCGTACAGGAACATGCTTTGCATGGGGCCTCAAAAGATGTAAGTCCGTCTGATCCGGGAACACTAATACTGCTTTCATACTACACTCCTCTATAAAACAAATAATCTGGGTGACCCGGATGCAATATCCTCCAACGGTAACCCAACTTCCCAAGCTTCTCCACTATAGCCTGCACTGCAGCCTTTGTAATTCCCCCTACCAAGCCTTTCTCCCTATGCAAATGGAACCCAAGATAGATTTGTTTACACTTCAAGAGTTCCCTGTGGAATACGTGCTTCAAGATTTCCATCTCCGCCCCCTCACAATTAAGCTTCAACACATCCACTACCTTATGAGGGTGCAACACCTCATTTATAGAAACTGCAGGGACATAATAAGAAGAAAGTACTTCCCTATCCACACATTCCAAAATAGTATTTCCCTCTCCCTCCGCATGAACAGGTCCTGCTAACTCCTGAAACACCACAGGAGTATTAGTACCTGCTACCGCTTTATCAAAAGCAGTAAACTTAGGATGCTGAATTGGAACTAAAAACTCTTGAAAGATCTTTTTACAAGGTTCATATGCCTCCACAGTGCAATTATAACGCTTCAACACCGCTCGAGAGACCACTCCCTTATGAGCTCCCACATCTATGAACAAACTATTCTCGTTCAAGATGTCAAAAAACCTACCCTCTACTATTCTCATATTAACCACTCCTTGTACTTAGGATCCTTCCCAAACACCTCCCGAACTAATTCATGCCCCCAATGTAACATTATAGGAGCTACCTTAAACCTCTTCCCACCAGGTAAGGTAACCTCGTGCTGTTTTACATACTGTACATCATCTACACATACACACCAATAACAAGGTAAGTACAAAGGAGTTACTCCAGAACGCCAACTAGCTTTCCAAAGAGCCAAAGTCCCCCTACAAGGACGCTGCCACAACTCATCCATATACTGTAGAAGCAACCTCTCTCCTAACTTATGTTGCCTACAAGTGAACATAGGACTCATGTTACAAGCAGGAACTAACCCCGGCCAGCGCGAGATCTCTTGCCTATCCCTATCAGTAGTATCTGCTCCCCTAGCATTATACACCTGAAAGACCCTAGGGTTAGTAGGTAAACAAACTCCAAAACGCTCTGCCAAACGAAAACCTTGTTCCCACTCCTTACTTACAATCCGCATATCATCATCCAAGGCACATACTACATCAAAACTACTATACAAAGCTCCATAAACCTGCCAATAATTTCCATGCCTTACCCCCCACCTAGAATGGCCCTTCCACATAGAAGCATCTACTACTTTCTCTTGGACACCTTCTACCCCCATAACTTTATCCGTGTATACCAAAATAGGAAGATCAGTAAACTTACGTACATTTCGCACCAGACTTTCCAACTGCTTTTGCCTCTGTCCAAAACAAACTGTAATAATACCTTTCTTCATACTTTCACCAAATTAGAAGAAGTCCTAAACCCTACCTTACAATCCTCAGCAAAAGGAAATTTGTACTTCATAAAATAAGCATGTAAAGGAGCTTTATACTTCCGGTTCTTTAACTCTGGAGTTAACCACAAGAACTCTTGCACTACCTGCTTATCCAAAAATGGGTACCTTGCTTCTATCCCCCAAGACCCAGCTACATACTCCTCCTTCATGAGATACCAAACTTGAGAACCTCCAAAGAAGTTTCTCCAAGGAAAGACAGTTTTCAAATTCTTTGGGAACCTTCCCTTAAGTTGACTCTGAGAATAAAATGCCTTTCCATACTTTCCATAATCACTTAAAACCTCATCAGCTCCCTGTCCAGACAAATAAACCGTGCACCCATCTGCCCTACCCAACTTACAAATAGCAGACAAACCATAAGAAGCCTTATCTCCATAAATAGAAAACTTGTCCACCGCAAAGTTCTCACATCTCAATTGAAGTTCTTTCTGTAAAACCTGGTACTCTTTTACCGTGAACTTCAACAACTGAAAAGAAGACAACAACTCTCTACGAGCTGCCACTACCTTTTGGTCCTCGTCTCCTAGAACACTGTACGCCCTAAAAGGGATAGATTGACGCAGCAAAGCTAAAGCAATTGCTCCACTATCATATCCCCCACTGATACCTATAAAGAACTCCCGAGTAGTCTCCAATACCCTTCTACTTACAGCACGTTCAAAGGCTGCAATCCAATCTAAGTAATGCCCCTTATGTTGCCGCAGGTCAAAGCTAGATAACGTAAATTGATCTACCTTCTCCCCACTATCCAACTCAAACACATACCCTGTATTAGCAGGTACCTTCTGAGGAGAACGAAATCCTAAACGAGCTAGAGCACTAGCATAAGAAGCTACCCCCAAATCCTTACCCTCTCTAGCATACCATAAGGGTTTGGTAGCAAAAACATCTGCACTCACCACCAACTGTCTCATCTCCCAATCTATGAAAACACTTGCAAATTCTCCATCTACCTCCTCAAGAAATGAAGTCCCCCCATCATCATACCCCTGCAATAGGTACTCCCCATCACTTCGAAAATCTCCAAACTGCTTATAATCATATATCTCTCCATTGAACACCCCCCACAAAGTCTGTGCAGAGTCCTCCAAAGGTTGAGGGACTTTCTCTCCAGTAATATGCAAAAGATAATGAATACAAGTCCACCCTTCCCTCTGTATAATAGCACAGGCATCTGGCCCGCGATGGTGAACATAATGACCCACTACCTTTTCATCTACTACATTCTTATTTGTTAAAATGAATCCACACATACTAATGAGTCAACCAATTACTTACACCTCTAGGATGCCGCACAACAGCATACTTCAACAACCCAGAGTAAACTAATTCCTTTAACTTAGACTTCAAATGTAACACCTTCACCTCTTGTGCAGCATAAGCTTTCCTTGCTTCTATTAACCCTTGTGCACACCTCCCACCATCAGTGTCAGGGCAATAGTTATATCCAGGTCCCACATCCACTACCCGCACTCCAAACGTTTTCTCTACCCACTGCTTCTCCTGCCAGACAGCGTACAAAAAATCCTGTCCCACAGTCCAATCTAATCCAAAACGTGCATGCTGCAAAGTCTTCCGAATACTTACATAGGTCTCCCAAGAAGGGTGGAATACCTGTTGAGTATGGAATTTCAAAAACTCCTTCAAAGACTTATTTACTCGATAAAAATAAACCCCTGCATTTATAGGAGTATGGTAAGAGTACCCCCTAGTGGTTACTGCCAACTGGAAGTCTGCTACTCCAAAGGCAGTAAAAGGATCCTCCATGAAATATAAATCCACATCCGCTGCCAATACCTGACTACCCACAGGCAGCTTACATGCAAATCTATTCAAACTCTTCACCTTAAAGGCAGCCCTCTTCCCCTTCATGGCAGATGGGGGGACCACCTTCCACTCTACCCCATACTGCCTCTCCCATTCCACTCTCAGATCCTCAGGTACATTATCCGTAAACACTATCAATTGACAATCAGACACCTGTCGCAATGACCTCAAACAAGTCTCAAACACATTATTATCCGCTACATGATAAGTGATGCAAGTATACTGTGTCATAAGATCCCTGCCTCTCTATATACCTTTGCATAAGCCCTAGCTTGCTTCTCCCAAGTCCAACTCTGCATAAGCCTCCTTCTACAAACCAGTTTGGACTCCAATACCTTCTCAATTTCCTCAGCTATCCTACTAGCAGACCTCTCCACTACCCCTACCTGTTCTAAAGTACTTAACAAACGGTGATTCCCAGTTGGAGTAGTAACCACTGGTACCCCTACCGCCAAAGCTTCCAATACTACATTACTGGAACCTTCTCCCAAGCTGGCACATACAAAAACATCCAAAGTACGATAGAACTTTGCAACCTCTACCTGGGTCCTTACAGCCGCTGGATACTTAATCCCTAGTATATCTACTTCAAACTGTGCTACCCCTTTCCACTTCTTGTTCAAGAGGGTACAGGCCTCCCTAATCAAGTGCACTCCCTTATAAACCATATTAGACTTACCATACACCAAACCTACATTTCCTACCCAACCAATACGATAAGCAGGTCTATCAAATAACTTCAAATCTACCCCATTAGGTATACAATATACTCCCTGCTTACGCTCCTTCTGTACAGCATCAAACAAGTCCAAATTCTTTGCCACAATAAAGGTTGCTTTATTACATAAACCCCGTTTACAAATATCCTTCCAATTCTTCCACCCCACTAATTCAAAACCCCAAGGTATTCCCCTAGCCACAAACCCCCCATCAATACTAGAAGTATGAATATGCACCGCATCATATTGACTAAGATTTGCAGGAGGAGCGAAACTAAACTGTTCTGAAATTGCTAACTGCCCAGTAAACTGTTTAACAAGGTTCCTAGACCGGTGGTGAATTGCCCAACCCTTATTCCCTCCCAAGACATACAAAACATGCTTAAGCATCTTGCAACCTCTTTTTTATGAAATCAACATGTTTCTCCCGTAAGCTAGGTTTACTCATAATCCTTCCAAACATATCCGGAGACCCCTTACTCTTTATATTTCCTTTCAACCAATTTGCCTTACGGGCAATTGCAATAATAGGCACCCCTTGCTTCCTAGCCACTGCTGCCAACAGTAAATCTCCCCCATATACAAACTCTGAAAAATCTGCCTGCCTTACCTCTAACGTACCAGTATGGAACATAGCAGTCCCTGCCCCAGGCACCTGTACCGCCTGAGACTTCTTCAAAGCATATGAGAAGTGCTTAGTATCTCTACCTTTAGTATAAGCCACCAAATTCTTAGGGTAAGTAATACCATGCACTGTGACCACTGCTCTCCTACTAAAGCTCTCTAACTCTTGTATCATCTTCTCCACATAATTTGGAGGATACCAAATATCATCATCCACAGTAAAGTAATAAGCATCCGGATATTCCTCCACCCAAAAGAACTTAGCTAAGTCCCTCCAACTATTTTCCGGGTCCACCACTGCACGGACATTAGGAAACTGTTTTACCCAATCTGGAAAATCAGTGTACTTATTAAAACAAATATGTATCACGTCCACCTGTGGAGAGAGCCTTTTTACAGTGTCCTGCACACACTTGGAACGATTAGCTAAGGTAGCCATAGCTACTATTTTCTTTGGGTACTTCATTTCTTTACCTTCAAGTACTGGGGAAACTCTTGCTTCCAGTATTCCAAGACTCCAAACTGATCTCTCTCCAAACCTCTATACCTCTTTGGATTGGGTACCTGCGAGCGGCACCTTGCCCAACGGTCCACAAACCCTGCTTGACTATAATGATCCCAGCAAGAATGACTCTTAATCTTCAAAGAGAATTCATCTGGTCCATAACGTACCTGTCCCATATGATGCATTACCACTAACTTAACAGGAAATACATGCACCCTACTTGCACCAGTTACTACTCTCGCTGGGTCCACCAATAATCCCCTATACAAACCTTTCCAAATTTCTACCCCATACCCAAATTGGATTTTATGTATAAAAGGTACATAAGTAGGAGAAACCTTCCGGGATATATACAACGGACTATGAACATAATCTAATAACCTACAAAGAGTCATATCATACTGCACAGAGTGATTCAAAGCTTCTTTAAACTGAGAAGGTACATAAAACTCATCACAATCCCTGCACATAAAGAAATTACAACCCCGTTCTACACAAAGGAGTCTTCCAATTTCACGCTTACTCCTATTGTTCTCCTGGATTTCTTCTGGAGCCTTACTTACTAACTTAGGAGTATACAACTGTAATATATCAATCAAACCTTCCTTCTTTAAGTCCTCTAACAACCTCTCAGCATAAGAAGGAGCAACATGTCCCCTATTAGAAACTAACTGATAGACCACAACAATGGTATGAGCAAAAGGACGGGCATTGCGTAAAGCAGGTTTCAATACATCTAACCCACTAAAGACATTGAAAGCCATACCCAATTTCATGATAACTTCTCCAATAACCACTTAGGCCAATTCCCTCCAAAGGACAAAGGAGCAGTAGTCTGGATTGGCACATACTCAGCTACTTGCTTAGCTCGCTTACTATATAAAGTAATACCCTTATTAAAAGAACTCTCTCTCACCTGAGGAGAGGTAACAGACTTCAATCCTTTCACATATTGTAAATATCTATCCTCCTCCTTAAAGCTTATGGACCTAAACCCCTTAGGTACCAAACCTAAACCAATTGCCCTCTCTGTCCAATCTACGTGTGCCCAACCCCAGGGACCAAACCCTAAATAGAAACCTCCTACCTCCTGAATAGCCTTCTGCGACATAAACATCATAAGGGCATTCAACTCTTGAGAGCCCCGCAAACATACCCTCCCCAAAGGAGCAGAGGCCTTCAAACCCACCCGACGTATTATCTTTTGAGCCTTCCCTTTCTTTTGGTATTCCTTAGGCTGAAAGTTAAAATGATGAATACCTGTAGCCTGAGACAAAGCTACATATAAATGATCCCACCCCTTCCTACATACCTCACAATCATCCTCTAAAATGAATCCCCACGGAAAATATTGCAGTACTTTCAATATTCTATTCTTATTCTCCGGAGTCCCCTTCCAGGGAGAAAGGAGATAAGGTACCCCTAACTTCTGCAACACCTGAAGTATCTTCCTCTCCTGCCCATCTACCGATACGAAAATAAACGGAGAGGTGGTAGAGAATCTACGTACCTCCTCTACCCGTTGTTTAACAAGCATAGGTCGCCGACAAGTACAAATACCAATAGCAACATTACCCTTATTCAAACACAATCTCCCTACCCATTGCATTGATCCGAATACTACCTATACCCATACCCTTCCACTTCTTCTTCAGTACCTTCTCTGCAGTGTAGAAAGCCTTATCAAAGGCTCCACCCGAACCATGATATATTGGAAAGTCTAAAGCATAACACTTCCGCCCCTGGGCCCTTGCCTGTAAGCACACATCTGCTCCATATAAATGATATCCTAGATCTCCATCAAAACCTAATTGATCTCTTGCTTTTAAGATCAAACAACACTCATCTAATACCCCCACCTCTCCTGGGACATTCTGCTTGAGTAGAGACACATTAGGATCCTTAAAACTTGAACGAGATTGGCCAGTATTAGGATCTAAACCTACCACCCCTGCAACTGCCCAAGAAGGATCAGTCTCCTCTAACCAAGCTATTTGCTTACGCAACTGAGGAATACCTCCTCCCAAAAACTGTACATCCTCATGAGCAAAGACTACCACTCCCTCTGCCACCCTACTGTATCCTACATTCAAGACCTCTGCTACAGGGAGAGCGTTATTAGTGTTGTCAATCATCTCAGTGGCATCTGCTTGCTGGCAACAAGTCCCCAACCACCTATTATATCTTTCCCAATTATGCACGCAACTTACAATAGTTATCTTCATAAGAGCTTCCTCCCCCGTAACTTTCTAAAGTAATTACGCGTCTTTATCTCCTTAGGCTTTCCATTGCCCTTATTGTCTACCTTTATAGGATGATAAATAAACACCCCTTTCCTCTCCAAACCTTGTGGCCTACAAGGGGATTGATAATAACTTTGCAAAACCGGGGTAGCATCCTCAATACTTAAACCCAAATGCCTTACAAGCAATCCCACCACAGGGTCATCCCACATACCTGTAGCAAGTGAAAATTTCTTCCATTTAGGATTCGACAAAAAACCTGCCTCGTGAAACAACTTCAAAGCCATAGCAGTTAATAAGTAACAACCTCCCTGACACATCTCCCCCGAAGTATACCCCTTAGGAAAGGCTCCCAACCACTCCCTGATTATTGCTCTCCGGTTTTTGACTAGAGGAGACCAATTCCAATTCTGGGGTTCATACAAACCATACAACCCCGCAGTAGGCTTGGTAACTAGATTCAATAAAGCCTCATCTGCTTTGGGTTGCAGGAAATAAGCATCATAATCCATAGACAAAAAGTGAACGTACCCCCAACGAGATATGACATGCTCCAAAGTCTCTAACAACAACCCAAACAAATTAGGAATATTATACCTGCAACTAGCATTAATCACCACCTCTGGACCATATATCTTTAATAGAGCTTCATATGAAGAGGGGTTATGATCCACTATAATCAACACTTTGGTACGCGAGGAATTGGAATTACATCTTATAGAGTCTACCGTATCGCACACCAAAGGGACTTGGTCCCAAACCCGAATACAAGCTACAAGATCAACTTGCTCCTCCAAAAGAAGCCTCCTAACTATTTCTTAAATGTAAGGCAATCCCCAAACGTCAGTGGTGCTCAAGTAGGCACGGGCCAACCCTATACTCATATCTCTATCATCTCCACCACCAGAAGCTCTCACCCGCAAAATATTATTCTGTATGATATTCTTGACTATGACATCCGTTCCCCCACCTTCAATACCCACATCAAAAGCAGTGTCTATCAACGTCCAGGTTGCCCCACCATCAGCACTGTACTCTATTCGCACACTGATAACAGAAGCAGTCAAGTTCTGGAACATAAAAGACCTTTGCAAAGAAGAGGTTTCCCTCACTTGCAGTACAGTAGTCAATGCCAATGGCACATCTATCACATCTTGTATTAAGTCAAACACTTTTAACTCCTTATCCTAATAATCTAGTAACCTCTCTCTTTCAGCTACTATCATCTTACTCTCTTATTAAGCTTGCAATAGCTCCTGCAACATCTCCACCCATAGCCTGCTCTAATATAGACTCTGGACAATCTGGAGTGGTAACATAACCCAAAGGCACCTTCCTGAGTTCCCCAACAGTATCTTCCACCACAATGAAACCTGGCTCAAATGCACGCACTATACCTACAAAGAACTTCCCCACCTGTTCAGTAACAAGTACCTCTTGCCCCGACTTAAAAGTTTCCTCTCCTACTCTCTTCCACGGAGCATTATCTCCTGCACCCAATACAGCAGCTAAAGTATCCTTAGGAGCCTCTACTCCAGGAGCAGATGGATCAGCAACCTTTGTTGGATCTACTTCCTTCGGGGGCTCTTCCTTCGGGGGCTCTTCTTTCTTCACAGGCTCTGGAGGAAGATCCAACTCCAAATCTGGCTCCAACTCCTCACCAGACGCTTCAGGGGCTTGAGCAGACCCAATTTCTCTTACCATAGACCGGATAGCATCCGCAGTCCTCTCCGAAGGAGCACCACTTCCAAGTTTACCACCTAAGGCAGCAGCCAATACTGCATCCTCTACACTTGCACGATTAGCAGGAGAGACTTTAGCCGCCACTATAGCAGTTTGTATCTCCTTCTCTAACCAATCCTTAATAAGACCTTCCTGTTGCACAGGAGTTTCTACTGTAGGGGTGGCTACCGGAGTAGCCTGCTCAAGCAACCCTTGCAAGAAGTCCTGTTCCACTTTCGGTAACTGATCTTTCTGTGCCATCTTACTCTCCAACTATAGCCCGATGGGCCTTCCCAATCCAAGCATTATTCTTCTTTATCCATTCTCGTAAACGACTAACTACACTTTTCAAAACCCCAAATGCTTTCCCCACAATTCCTTTTCGTTCTTCCACAGCTTTCATCTTCGGGAACTTAGAGACAGATGCTAAAGACTTCTGGTACTCCTTTGCCTGCTCTGCTATTTTAGGCAGATGCTCCTCTAATAAACGCAAAGCATAGTTCCACGGCTTTTGATAACCCCCAGCACTAGCTCTACTCTGCAAAGCTACTATCACACCATCAATCTTTATCTGCTGATCCTTTAACTGCTCAAGGATAGGTAACATCTCCTTAGCATTTATACCCATACCCGCTTTGAGCTCCTTCACAGTAACCTCTAATTTCTTGAGCTCCTTCTTAGCAGTAACCCACTCAGAAGTTACCTTACGAAAGACTTTCATCTGGGCAGCAGTAGGAGCATCAGTTACCTTCTTAACCTTTACAGGCTCTCCTGCCTTCTTAATCTTTACAGGACCCTTTGACTTCCCTTTTATCATCCTTTCAACCATACTCTCAACAGGAATAGGTGCTTGTGGGGTAATCTTCTGTGTAGGATTAGGTGCTAATGAAGTATTCTGTCTAGTAATTCTCTGAGAAGTTTGGGGCAATCCTGCCACACCTGGAACCTCCTTTCCCCTACCCTTCAAGTATTGTTGAATGGTAGTTTTTGCTCCCTCCCAATCTTTACCTGCCTGCAACATAGAAAACCCAGTCTCCTTCTTCTCAATATCCCGCAACATCCCAACAAGAACTGCATCCTTCTCCTCTTCACCTACCTCTTGCGAAGCTATCACCTTCTGCACCTTTTGCAAAGCATCGTTTGGATCCTTCACCTCACTCCCTTCATAATCACCAGTGACCCGCCTCCAAACATCCTTCAGAGTAGGACCCACACTCAGGGCAGAGACCGTACCCAGGGCAGCTAAGGCGGGTAACACTTCTTCCAAACTCGCCTCACCCAACAAAGCATCAATAGCACCATCTACTCCCAAAGCAGCAGGCACGGGCTCCTTACCATGGGCTCCAGCTTCCCTCGTGGCTGCTTCTAGACTCTTAGCCATACGCTCTACCTTCTCTTGCGAGAAACCAAACAACTTACCCAACTCCATATGTTCCAAAGTAGACAACCCTGGTTCCTCTACTCCCAAATCTCTTGCTCGTAAAGAGATACCAAGCAACACTTTCTCATCAAGGTTATCATAATAGATCACCTCAGAGACTTCACCATGCTTAAGAGTATGGAACTTCAATTCCTTTGCCTTCAGCTGTTCATACACCATAGGTAGCTGGTCACTAGGGACGTTCTCTAACGAACCCATGACCCGCTCGTTCTGCCCCACCTCTCCCCAAGCAGCCATCTCACACCCATCACCCATACCCTCAATCTCTAACTTAGGACTCTTACTCTCAGGCGCAACACTATCCGCTACCTTACGGGGGACAACTGCTGCACGGTCAAACCCATTTCTTACCATATCTGCCATCTTACTTTTACCTCTTTCTTAATGATCTGCCCCCTGTATACTTAACTCACGTACAATCGTAGTAAGGAAAGGTCTCAACCGTAGCTTATCCCCCTGATCAAAATGAGGATAACTAGCCACCAAAGCCCCTACAAACTCTCCCCAAGTCTCACTCTGTTCCATCACATGTATAAGAATCCTCAAATCTGACCATGCGGGGTCTATTCCCATATCCTCTATAAACTCTACTTCTCTAAGACCCATAGCATCTACCATTACCCTTAAGGACCCATATACTGAGCCTTCCACAAACTCAGGATCATCCAACACCGCACTTGTCAAATTAGCCAACTCCTCATCATTCATCCATCTAAGAGCAGAGCATAACAATTCCTGCCCACCTAACTGACCAACGTGATCTGAGGCAATAGGAATACCTGCATCCTCCCACTCTGCTTTCCATCGTGCACTTCTTGGAACAAAGGGTTCCTTTCCTGAAAGGGGTTCACCCCAATCTATGTCTTCAGGATCAGGATCCTCTCTTTCAAGGAGTTGATCTATTACCTTTTGTATTTCATCTTGCATACTTCACAAAGTAATCTCTTGTCTCTTTAGGAAGATGTTCTTGCCAAGCCTCTCTATACTTATTATACACCCTCTCCAAATGACCCACTCCCCAATTGTAAGCAGCTAACCTTGTTTCTACAGAATCTGGGACACCATAATACCTCAGCATCTGAGGTATCCTTTTATGCATATAGTAATTGGCTACCTTATAACTTTTTTCAGGGTCAAAGGCATCCTCAAAACTCCAATCCTCCCCCATCCTCTTTACCGTCTCCTCCCAGGTGGGCTTACGAATCTGGTACCTACCTCTTGCACCAGACCTCTTATTAACAGCCAACGGATTATTAAAGGATTCTATCTCAGCTATCCTCTTCATATCTATCAGGATAGCTTCCTCCCTTGGTCTCTCCTGGGGTTTCTTAATAGCCTCTGGCTCTGAGCTCACGACAGCAGGTACTTGTGGGATAGGGGGTTTCTTAACCTTAGGTGACAACCCTACCAAAGCAGCAGTCCCAAGTACTCCAGTGGCAACAGCAGTTCTTAACACCTTTCCAATATCAAGATCCCTCTCCAGTAGCTGATCTACCAACTGCTCCATTTCCTTTGACACTACTTTCCTCCTGATAGATGATGCTGATAAGCTATTTCATTTCCAATAACAGACATTGGAACTCTCTGTACAACCCACTGCAACCATTTAGTAACTGTCTCAGCCACCAGAGCAGTATTCCCCCCTAACAACCTCTCCATCCTACTAACATCCAACACCACTGCAGCATGTAAAAAATCTCCCAAAGCTTGCTTTTTTTGAGTATATAACCGTAACTGCTCTTCTGCCTCTTTTGGAGTGGGAGCGTTACTTACCTTTGGTGGTTTTGGGGGCTGTGAAGTAACAACTTGATCTACCTTCCCCATCTCCGCTCCATACTCTCCTTGCATTTGTAAACTTATAGGCATCCCCTTATTCCCTCCCTCATGCAACCTCTCATAGAAATTATCTGCTACTGCATGAAAAGACGCGGTATCCATCAAACCTATTCCCCCATACTTATCATCTATAAGCTCCAACTCTTCTATCATCTTTTGTAAGGTAATCAAAATCTGCTTTGTCAAAACTACTTCTTGTTCTTTAGGACACTTCAAAAGAAAAGGATTAGGTACCTGTCCTATCTTCCTACCAGCCCCAAAAGAAACAGAAGATAACGCCACATCTGAAGAAGAAATACGGCAAAACCATTTAGCAATAGCTAAATCAATATTAGTATCCACCCCCACCCCAGGCAACCTTTTCAAATAAGCAACCCCCTTATCTACTACCTTATCAATATCATCCATTGCCTCATCCCCCTGAGTATGACCATAAAGAAAATAAGGATTAAACTCAGGATCAGGCCCGTCTTCTTCCTCTTCTTCCTCCCATTCTTCTCTCTCTAACAAACTATTTACTATCTTTTCTATATCTCCCACTTTTTCTTCCCTTCTCAAAGCAGTCTTCACCTTATCTACCTGCTCCGGAGTCTCAATTTCTCCACCAGTAGACTTTAACAATTCCTTTAGGGTAGCAGCTAACTGAGAGTACATATACCTTTCTAACATTTTATACACCACAGCATCCGGCAACAAATTCTTACTCTTATACTTCTGCAAGTCCTGTGCAGATAGAGGTTCTGCAAACACCTTCGTCCTCAAGGTGTGCATATGTTTATACTTATCCACCAGAGAATTTACATCCAACTCAATCTCTGTAAGCTTCTTCTCTACCCTCTTCTGTAAAGCCTTCTTATCTCCAACAGGCATCTTATCCAAAGTCTCATAATCCACTATATCCCTGTCCAACTCTGCCTTCCACTTATCCATCTCCCCAATCTGTTTACGGAAGTATTGCATATACTGTTCAATATTTGCAGAGAAGGAGTACGGGCCTTTGACTAACTCATCCCTGCGCACATTGTACGCGCCATCATAAGTTTCTATCGGAAAATCACCTCTTACAAAGAAGTTAATTGGATGTTTTGTACCTTTAGCAGGCGTCTCAGAGATCGCTACAGCATGCTTCTGAGCAGCCTCCATACTCAAAGCATCTTTTGTCACCATCACCACAGTAACATCTATATCACTATCTTCCTTCCATTGATAAGAAAGAATACCTCCCACAATATAAACATCCATCACCCTACCAAACTGCTCAAGACTTTCTGTTAACTTCAAGATCTGCTGAGAGACTGTCCCCTTCAAGAGCTCTCCAGTAAACAACTCTTGGTCTAAATCATCTCTCGTGGGATCTAATACACTCACTAACTTAATGCCCTTGTTTCAGTAGTCGTACCAGAAGAAGTTAGAGTCAGCTCTAACTGGCTACCAGCAGTGTCATATACCTTTGCTTGCCTATCAGTATGATTAAAGGTAGTCTTATGAGTCATTGAGGCTAATGCTAAACCCCTTATAGTAATAGACACTGGCTTGTAACGATCAATATTTAACAAACCTCCTCCACCATCAATTACTCCTAATAAATCTTCCGTCTTCACATCCCAAGGGAGAGTACCAAATTGGATATCAAAATTATACCACCCTCCACCAACCTCTGCAATAGTAGGTCCCACCTTAGCAGTTCCATTTTCTGCAGTATCCAAAGACTCCCAAGTAGGAGTCAAACCTGCCTTAGGTACTCCAGCCTCACTAAAATAAACATAGTACAACATTAAAACGCTCCTGTTACAGGCGACCCAGTTAACTTCGCCACCTTAGTATTTGCAAACTGCCCTGTAAACTCTACCCCTCCATCTCCATAACCATAAGCTGCTATTACAGTGGGTCTTGGGGGCAATTCCAAAGTGCCCTCCAATGTTATACCACCAGCACCATAAAAAATTCCATCCCTTACATCTCCAATAGAAGCTTGCACCAAAGTTCCAGTGTACTCTGT